CGAAGAACGACAAGAACTGTTCAACGAAGCGGAAGACCGAGGACTCAAGCTATGAGTTACGAAAATTCGATACTTAGTAGGCTTCCACCGTCGGTTCAGGAATACGCTGTTTCCCACGATGAAATCGGTGTTAATGAAATGCCGACGGAGTCGATTAACTGGGGCTTGCACGGCGAAGGGGACGGTGTAGCCTACCATATCCACGAATTCTCCGATAAAGATGGTATTGAACACACGGTTTCTTTCTACGATGAAGGTGACCGGTCATTCGGTTACATTGACGTTCAATCGTTTGAATGTCAAAACGTCGTAAAAACGCCGTTTAATAACAGAAAAGTACGGAACCCATGTCTTCAATTTCGTCTCTTGGAACCATCGACTATTGTAACCGTTGGCGTTAGTACCGACGGTTTACCGGTGTTCATAATATCCGGTTAAATCCGGACTACCTCTCGGTATTGCGCCATACCTCCCCCTCGGCGGTTATCCGGGGGCTAAGGCGCCTGATGAGTCCGATTAGGGTCCGGACGAAATACTAAGGTGTAATGCCACATGAAAGCGCTATATGCTGACGTTAAACACGTCACAGACGCGATCGAGAAGTTGAACGGGGCCGTAGACTTAAGCGGTGAAGACGGTAGAATCACCGTTTATCCATCGGGGCCAGTAATGCGGGGTATAACCCTCACGGAGGCGAGGAAACGTAACCTCATTAAAACGTTGGACCAGTCCGTTTGCTCGGTGAAAACCGATGGTGTCCGATGGACGATGGTGTTTCACCAAAAGATAACCGACGGTACATTCGAGTTACGACCGGTTGAATCCGGTGAACAGGCGACGAGGATTGAGGAAATCGCTCCCATGTTGAAACCGGTGGTTCAGTCGATCGAAGACGAGTTTAACGTAATTTCGTGGGATTTCTGCGAAGTTTCCGCCGCGAGCATCGGTAGCAACGGGCACTTCGTGGACTTCGAATTTCGGTACGTTATTACTTCAACGGAGCTATGAACAACGTTACTCACAACTTTCGGTTAATCGATGGCAGGTACGTATGTCAAGCGGAAGAATGTAGCTACGATACGTTGAACCGATGGACGGCGGTAGAACATTTCGCCGAAGAAACCACCGGTCTCAAGGAACCGGTGGAAGTCGTAGAATAACCCGAAATATTCCTTGTTTAGCGCCAGACCTGCCCTTCGGTTTACCGAAGGTAAGGCGCCTGATGAAACGGGGTAGGGTCCCGTTGAAAAACAAGTATGTTCCGAGAACACGACGGTAGATACCTTCGGTGTACGGGCTGCGGCGGTCTCGTGGCACGTCCCGAAGAGGCAAAGTCATACGACGAAACACCGAAAACTCATGAGTGCGTGGATTTCGATGAAACAGGCGGTGCGCCAACGAATTTAATGTAAGATGTTACGGTACATCCTGAAATACGGTCGGTCGGTGTATAAATGGCTCTTCCGTCGGGAAACGGCGGGGGGTACGGAAGACGAAAGTAACAACGAGGAACCGACGACGGAATCACCGGAGGAAACAACGGATGAGCCGTCTAACAGTTCAGCCGTTGAAACTCCTGAACCGACGGCGGAACCACCGGAGGACGAAGAAACCGAAGAACCAACGGTTAACCGCTCTTCGGAGGAGTCTGTAAACGTTCCTTGGCCGCCGTTTGTGGGTGGTGACGTGTGCCCGTGGCCGGAGCCTCCCGAGGAACCGAAAAACGTCATCGAGATACGGTTATACTGGCGCTCAAAGTCCACGGAGACCGCTTGTCATCAAGCGGTTAAATACGTCGAATACTGCCTTCTCGACGCGTTTTCCGATCAGGGATATGACGTTGATGTTTCCGTTCATTCAGAGCCTATACCGGTGGGAGTCGACTTTTCATCGTGGTACTGGACGCTTGATGATATGGCTAAGGATGCGAATATCGCTTTTCATCCATACGGTAGTGTCTACGGTGCCGCCGGTGGATACGGCGGTTGGATGGACCCATCGTTCTTCGAGGGATGGGGCCGTGACCCGGGGGACCGTATCAAGAACGTCGGCGGTGATGGGGATTTCAACGGTCCAACCGCCGGTATTGTAACTCTATTACATGAAATCGGTCATTGCCTCGGTTTATCGCATCTTGACCGGGTCGGGAACGAAGTTGAAGCGTACGGTAATGACTATACAACACCGATGAACGCGGGTTACTCAAATACAACGAGAACCCGGTACATCTACGAGTATCACCCGTCGATTAAAAACCGGAAGCCTAAGGTACAATGATGTCGAAATGTCCGACTTGTGGTGACACGAACGCCGTACAATATGACGTAGACACGTACGAATGTCGTAGCTGCCGTACGCCCTTAAGAACCGACTGGTTAACGAACGACTGGACGTTACATGACGATTATGAAACGTCAATGTGAGGGATATTGTAACGGAATGGTAAAACTATCGGAGATTTATACGTTAAGCACCGGTGAACGCGTTTGCCCGAAATGTTATCGTGAAGCGGTGAATCGTTGAATCAATACCTTTTTTCCGTCGTTGTATCGCACCATACCTGCCCTCCGGTTTACCGGAGGCTAAGGTGCCTGACGAAACGGGGTAGGGTCCCGTAGAAATACCACCATGAAATCCGAAACACGGACGTTTGAACTGGAAAAGGTAACGAAGAACACGTTCCGGTACGAAGAAGCCACCGATGGCGTTCCACCGGCGTTTGGCAAGATTTACGTTCAGAAGTGGTTAATCGACGACGAACCGCCGGATGAGCTGTCAGTAACGGTTGAGACGAAGGAATAACGGTCTAACCTCCGTTATTGCGGTATACCTGATTTATAAACGTAAAACCGCCTGATGAGTCCGGGTAGGGTCCGGACGAAATACCGAGGTAATACCCACATGAATCCAACAGTAACCGTAATCGACGAAGGCGTTAGAACGGAGTATGAATTAATTCAAGCGATTAACGAAGGTGTTAGTATACCGACGGTTAAGTCGCTTCTTGACGTTCAAACAGCGCTCGACGAGGAAATGCTGGTTTCATCCGTTGACCGGAATAGTCATGTCGCCGAGAGAGCGGTGGAAGAAAACGTGTTCGCCGGTCAAATAATTTTACCGGGTTGGTTCGTTAACAATGACGCTGAACTGTCGGATAAATACGGCGAGATGCATCCCGGAGCCCGACTGACCATCGAAGGCCTCGTTGAGGATTATTCAGAGCCATCGTGGCGTGTAGTCGCCAGTAGAGACGTTGAACTACCGGGCCTTATCTTTGAGTACGAATGGACTTTCCTCCCGAAATCCGTTGTTACACTCATCCGCTTAGACGGTATCGGGGATATGGTAACGGCGGATAGAGTAAGTGAAGCGATCAACCGGTACCGACGTAATAAAACCGATGAGTGGGCGGATATAACGTGGCAGGAGATGCTCGAAGCTTTATGACGACGGAAACCCGGAGGTATGAATGCGGGAATTGTGATGGAACGTTAACCCGGGAAACCGTTGGTGAGCATTTCACGTGCGAGGATTGTGGCATCGTTGTAGCACCGGAATACGCCGAACAAGGTAGGAGGATACGATGATTAGTACGGTGGAGCATAACACATGAGCGACTTAATAACGGATTGTCCGGAGTGCGAACGTAAGAATAATCGGTTCGTTAATCCGGTTCGTTGTTATTACTGTGGCACGAAATTCCGATGACTGCTCAACGAAAATTGGGTGACTATTCCGATAGTACCGAACTTGAAACTACGGAAGACCGTGGTATTCGGAGAACCGCTATTGCTTTACGTGAAGCACCGGATAACGCTGAACCTAATAATCCGTTATCTTGTCCGTGGTGCCTCGCGTCACCCGACGGTTTCAAAGTCACAACGAACGACGACGTAATAGGTAAATACCCGAAGCCGGATGAGCGGCTTGTATCGTGTGGGAACTGTAACGCCTGTATCCCGACGGAGGCAGACTGGTACCTCCGGGGACGTAAAATATGTCTGAGTTGACAATCACGACGGTTAATTCGGTTGAACGTCGGTTATTACCGATTTTGGATGATTACAAGTCCTTTAAAGCCGAATATCGTACGGCGGAAGCGGTAATACAACCGGTTGACGGTGAACTACGTGTGCCATACGTTGCACGACGGAATCCCGGTGATTTCAAGGCTCTGATGGACGTTTTAACCGACGAATTGAATCACACGAGGTTTCGGTTTATCGGTACAAGCGTCCCTCCTTCGGAGGTATTCACGAAAATCGGCCCTTCCGACGCGAGGACTATCCATGAGGCGGTTAATGGATTTACCGAAGAAACGCTACGAGAGTACGTTAACGATCGAGGGGACATAGAACCGGTGGAAACGCTGGTTGGCGATTGGAAGCCCGATTGAGCGTTTTGTAGCACCATACCTGCCCTCCGGTTTACCGGAGGCTAAGGTGCCTGACGAACCGTAGTAGGGTTACGGTGAAACAAGGAGACGATAAACCGATGGAGAATAAGGTAACTGGTTCGATAATCGGAGAATTGATACTCGGTGAGTTGTACGATTGGCACGTCGGTATCTGTCGTGTCAAGTACGACGGCGGTAACACCGCTGATATCGTGGTTTACGACGAGAATGACCACGTACTCAAACGGTTGGATATCGAGGAATACACCGATGACGCGATACATCTGGATGCTATTGCCGATACCGTTAATGCAACGGTTCAACGGGAAATGGAACGGTTATAGCATGGAGTGGAAACGGAAATCCGAGGTCTCCGAGATGTATTGTGCGGTTCATAACGTTGATTGTTCGTTGCACCGGCATCCCGAAGACCCGTGGGTGTTAGCACTCGATCCCACGAAGATACCGGATGCGTGGATATGCCCAAAGAGCGTACAAGAAATCGCAGTATTCGGGGAGCAAGCGGATTTACGTGTCGAGAGGAATCGTGATACGAATAACCCGAATCTACCGCCATGATAACGGTTACAACGATTTATAAGGTCAAGACACCGGATGGCACCGTTTATCAGACAACCGATGCTGAAACTGCGGGTACGGAATCCCGTAGAGGCGGTTACGTTACAGCGGTGGTAACCGATGCCTGAATCAATCCTACGGGAAAACGACGAATGTCCGGCGTGTAAGAAACCCGGGGAAACCGGTGAAGCGTGGTTACTATGCACTACCTTTCAATGCAGAGTGGTAAACTACGAAGAACGGTGAGCGGCGGATTCTACGTGCGTATGTCGGTAAGCCTCAAGTCCCCCGAAATAAGCGAACGTTCTTACGTTCGTAATAACCGCTCGACGTACGGTTACTTGAACGTAGACCTTGGGGGTTTGACCGGCTTCGGGGGTAGGGGTTATCGACGCCAGAATCCAATCCCGGACGTTCAATTAAACGCCGTTCAAGGGTACAGTAAACCGAATAACCGTTGGTATTCAATCCAACGAACCACCGTACGTTAAACATGAAACAGTACGAATTTCATTCGACCGAGGGGTACGATAAGTTTACAAACGCCGGAGAAACGCCATTGGCGGAGGCCAAACGCCATTCCGTGTACGCGGATAGGGCACACGCTTTTAACGAAGAACCGAAGGGCAGAAAACACTACGCTGAACTTGAAACGAAATCCGCTGTGTTCAACGATAGAGACGACGAATTGGCGTATGTGAGTTCCGATATTTACGACTTGATTCAGCATCACGAGGTATTTGACGCCGTTAAAACCGCTGTCGATGCGACTGTGGGCGAAATCGATTTCGGTATGATACGCGATTACGGGGCCAGAGTTGACGGGGTCGTTGTCTTCGGGAATCAGTCGGAGGCTAACATCGATATGCGTGAGTTACTCGGTGATTCGTATATACCTCCGGAAGGTCGACCGGATACTGACCCAACAGCAGAGGATTCAAGATGGCGTGATAGCGTTGGCTTGGGTATGAGATTCCGGAATTCGTTTGACGGGGACACGAAAATCGGCGGTAGTACGATGGGATACCGGTACATCTGCCAGAATTGGCTTGTGTGGGATGAAGCGGAAATCGGGTCCGTTGAACGGTCGCATACGCGTTCTCGTGACGCCGAAGATGGCATTGAACCCGATTTCTTCGTCGATATTATAACTGACGTGTTTGAGGTTCGTGAACAGGTAGAATCGCTGTTAACCGAGGCAGCGGAGACAGAGGTTCCATTAACGTGGGTACCCGGTGTTTTAGAGCAAAACAATTTCGGAGAGAACTACCAGAAACGAATAACCGGTCGGGTACTCGCTCAAGACTCCGGAAGTCGGTCGGAGGACGAAACGTCAATGTGGAACGTTTATAATGCTACAACGGCGGAGCTTGATCGGAATACCGCTGAATCCTCCGGTAAAACGTATGACTATTATCAGTCGTATGCTTGGGGTATGCTTGATTCGGAGATCGGTGAAATCGAAGAACCGACGGAGGATATGAGTGAGTTACGGGATTTCGCTATAGCTCCGTAAAAACGGAACCCCGTTATTTGCCGTCGTTCCATACCTTAAGGAACCTGATGAACCGGGGTAGGGTCCCGGTGAAACGGAGGTACTATGGAAATACAACGGTTATACCGCGACAACGAGCTCGATGAAACGACGGTTAGAATCGTAGGCCACCGCTCTAAGGAAATGTTAGACGGAATACACGCCATAACCGATGAATCATCGGTTGAACGTAATGTGTATGCTTCGTCGGAAACCACGAAGATAGCCTATAAGAAACCGGTTGAAGCGAACGTTGAGAAAACCGAAGAAGGAAACGTTCTCCGGATACATGACCGGTGATAGATTCGACGCTTGGATGAATCAAGCGGAGGAGAATACCGATAAGTGGGGCGTTCAACCGCCGGCTGACGTCGTTCTCGCTATCATGGAGGAACTCGCGGAGGTTACCGAAGAAATACTTTATACCTCCGAAATACCGTCGGGCCAACGGGATATGGATGAACCGGTGTTAATGAGTTACATCGTTGAGATAGCGGTTCTTGGAACGGAAATCCGTGAAGAGCTCGAAAACCAATATGAAGACGAAAACGGTCGGCCTATCCCGGAACATGAACGGCCAACCGTACTCGGAAGAATAAACGACCCTAAAGCAGTTGACCGTGAGCTGGATGACCTCGGTCCATTAGTCGTTCAGCTTGCGGAAAGTATTGACGAATACTCGAAGGAATAACGTATGGTACAACGGAACGCGAAAAAGACGGCTACAGGCAACTTCGTCGTCGAATGCCCGTCATGCGGGCAAACGATACAATTGACGGGTAGCCCGTGTGATTTCTGCGGAGAACCGTACAGTATAACCGTCGAGTTCCCGGGGGTATGACCCCTCCGCCGTTAGCCGACGGTTGAACCGCTCTACGAGCGAGGGTACGAAATACCGATGGTGTCTGTCTTCCGTCGCCCAGCCAACGGCTAACCGTCGTTAAGGGCCTGATGAGTTCGGTGTGGCGACCGGTGAAACGAAAGACGGGTTCAAGGGCGCCAGAACTGGCGCCGGGTGAGCGTTTACCGCCGCGGTACTTAAAGATTATGACAAGGTACGAACCAAAAACCGCCGTATTGAAATGCGGTGGTAGAGACAGGGGTAACGTTGAAATCCCGGATGACGGGATTATAGTGGAGAGGCGAGCCGTCGGAGGTTTAGCCGCTGAAAAGGTCGTTATTACGTGGTTACACCCAATTGATACATGAACGTCTTTTGGCTTGACTCCGATTACGATACGGCTGCCCGATGTATGATTGACTCCCACGTCGGTTCTAAGATGATTGTTGAAGCCGCTCAAATCATCGGTGAAGCGCTTCAAGCCAACGGTTTCAAGCAACCGTTCCTAAGGTCCGGGTACCCGTCTCACCCATTAGTAAAGTGGGCGGCGGAGTCGTCGGAGAACGTTCGTACCGTTGGACTAATGGCTTCAGCGATGTATCGTGAGAAGAAGCATAGATACGGCGGGGGCCACAAGTCATACGAAGAAGGAATTGAACCGATCGATTTCCGTAGTATTGAGTACGGTGGTGCGTACACGGAGCCGCCGAAATGCATGGACGATAAATACGTTCATTCCGACTTAGTACCGTCGTACCGTCACTATTACGCTTGCGAGAAAACGGTAGGAGCAAGCTGGACGGACCGATCGGAACCTGATTGGATAGAATCATGGCGCTAACCGACGATCAGAAGCGTACGTTAAGCGAAATACCGTCGGTTGGATTTCACATTAACACCGGTGGACCGTGTGAATGCGGTGGTGAGAACTATCGTACAACGAAAACTCACGGGTTTAGTGATTCGATAGTCTACCGGCACAAGTGCCAAACCTGCGGGAATGAGTTTTCAACGTGGATAGAGGGCTAAGCCTCGGAATGCCGAATTCGTATTTACGCATAACTGAAATCGTCTCGACCTCCGGTTTCGCCAGAGCGACGGTGTATCGCACTTACAGTCGTTGGGCGTTCTCCCCATTGGCAACGGGTCACGGATGTAAGCTTCAGGAGACCGGTTAGTCGGTACCGGTTCCCGTTATACCGTCTGATTTTTCGTTCCGGCATACCTCGGTAAAAAGCCGGCTGATGAAGCGGGTTTAGGGTCCCGTTGAAACGACACTATGAACCGCTCAACACCGACGCCCAAGATAATCATAGAAACCGCCGCGAAGAATCCAGATGCGTCGTTTAAAGAGATAGCCAACATAATCAACGGGGAAACCAACGGTCCGATAGTTCAACCGTCGTACGTTAAGAGGGTCTTAAACGGGGAAATCGTAGAGTTAACGATTTCTTATACCATCGACCTAACTGATGATGACCTCGACGGTTTACCGGATGTGGATACGGTTCATCGGTATACTGAAGATACGGAACACCGTACCGAAAACCGCTCAACCGTCGGGGGTACAGGGAGTCAAGGTGCTCCCTCCGGTGATTCGTCGGAGGAAACTTAGTATGGACGAGTTCTTCGACCTCGTTGATACCGAAGTTACCGACGATTATCTTCGTCAGGTGCATGGTCACGAGGCGGAGCAGGATATCGATCTTCCAGAGGTTAAGAAACCGCTTCTTGAAGTTCTCATCGACGGGCAGATTAGCGCTTTCAACGACTGTGTTTCCGGGGGCAGAACCGCGAAAGCAGCCCTGCATTACCGGTTGATTGTACGGTTACTGGAATCCGACGGTGAACTACGTGAAGCTTTCGAAAAACATCAAAGTCAGCATCCGTTGGCTTCAGTATTCGGGGAAACGGAGTTCTGAGTATTATTTCTTCGATTTTCCGTGGAATTGTTTACCAGCAAATTTTGCCTATAGTGATTCTACGTATAACCGAAGATACAAGCGTTCTCTCTTTCAGGATTGTATATACCTTAGTAAGGTACCCGTTTCGATCGACGGTAGAGAGCTGTTAACCGTTGTAAAGCGTACGTAAACGGCTACAGATACGTTTACTCCGTTTAAAACGACTGTTCCTCCGGATAACCGTTGATAATTTTTCGGTGAAATTAAAAGTTTCGATGAGCGTGCGATTCTACGGCACCTTATCTTAGAGCCGGTGAATCAGATAGCCTTGGGAAAGATTATCGGGGTTACATGGGAAAGATTAAGGCCTTCGACGGTAAAGAGCTTCTATGGGCGGAGTTGATATGGATAATCGGTTGGACGTAGAAGTACCGTTAGATTTCTTTAACCCGGAGAAATCCGAAGGTACTAAGAATCCGAAGGCACGGGAACATATGGCGAAGGTAGCACAGTTTTCCGCCGGCGGTTTAACGGCTTTAGAGTATGCAGAGAAAGCGTTAGTTGATGAAAACACGGCGTACCGCGTTCTACAAGAAGCTGTAACCGAAGGGAAAATGAAAACGGAAACCCGGGAAACCGAAGGCAGAGGCGAACACCCAACGGTTTACACCGTTGATAGACCCGTTGGTACGTGACAAGGTTCGATTCCTTGAGGGTCCCTTGGGGCCGGAGAACCGCCCTCATGTGGGGCGGCACCCGCGTCAGGCCGGGTTAAATACTCCGTGCCCCAGTCACACGCTCCGTGCCTCCGGTTTTCCGGGGGCACGTAGTGGGTATAAAGGCCTCCGACGGTACATCGTCTGTACCATCGGTGGGCCGAGGGTTCAAATCCCTCTGTACCTCCGGAAAACCGGAGGGCAGGCGTGCTCCCGAAGTATTCGGACTTGATACCGGTGGTTCGATTCCGCCCGGGGGCGTGAGGTACTACCGATGAAAGCGGAGTTCAGTAACGTCGATCAGTTGTCGAATTGGCTTTCAGACGTCGTTAATCCGATGAAGTACGACGTATATTATGAAACGTTAGACCGTCGGTGTTTCGCCATTAAAAACGTTTCGACGGAACCCCGGTTGCACGGGGTGGTGAATAACGTAGATATCGGAGAAATTGAGGACGTTGCAGATTCGTACAATCGTACGTTAACCGTAGTTAAGTCGTTCGAATGGGAACATGAGGCTACCACCGGTAATACGGATTTATGAAATACAAAAATTCCGGTGTTTCAAGTGACAGTTTCACGGATTCCGTGCACGTACGTGTAACCGCTGGTGACACGCCTGACGACTTCGAGAGTTATGCGGTTTTCGACGACGTGACACAGGTCTCCGAGGAATTCGTCGGACGGCATGGGAAACGTGGAGCTCGGAGATACGCCCGGGGATACGCTGAAGCTAAAGTACGATACACCGATGGATGAAACCTACGAGGACTTGATTGAATTAGCACGGGAAAACGGTCTTAGAGACATCGCAGATACGATTGAGTATCTGCTCGATACCACCGACCCCCTCGCCGTTGAACCCGATGAATATTCTGCTACCGGCGATTTAGCGTTTTGCTTTCGGTCAGGCGTTGTTTGGGGCATTGAAAACGAAAGATCGGAAACCGGTCGTAGTAAGCCAAACGATCGTGAAGCCTTCGTTTCAAGCTTATTGTCTAATGGGAAAACACGGTTAGCCGACGCGTTTGATTATTGTTGGGCGAATTCCGAAGAGGTTACTTCTAATGATTTCGATGTCACGGAATTACCGATCGAGGGGGATAGATTAGGCGCTTTTTCGATTGGTATGTCGGTTGGAATGACCTTGGAACGTCGGGAAAAGAAATAAGTGAAACGCCGGTTAACGAAAGCCAGCGTGAGTCTAACCGTCACCGAACCCTCAACAGTACCCGGTGATACAGGCGAACGCTTCGGTGGAAACCGAGGGCTGTGAGAGGCCCGAATCCCGGATAAGGGGTTGGTCGTGCCCCGAAACCGGGTGTTACCGTTTATTCAAATACCTCGGTGCCTAAATTTAGTTGTTCAGCCCATTCATCGGCGGTTAACCGACGGTATTTTGGTCCTAATTGATCGAGTAACTCTTCGAAGGCCGAAGTTATATCCTCCGGAATTCCGGATAAATCAAGCCTATATTCGTCATTCAGGTAACCGGCGGTTTCCTCCGGAGTAACATCGGATTCAACCGAATTTCCGATCAGCCATGTATCAAGGTCATCGATAGCATCGTCATGCACCGATTCTTCAGCGGTTATACCAGCGAAGTAGACTTCGCCATCCGACGTCGTATCCCCCGGAAAACCGTCGGGGGCACTTATCAACGAACCGTTCCACCCTTGAACGGTGTCTCTATCCGTATACTTCGGTTGAACCGTCGTTTCTTCCGGGTTCTCTACTTCTATCACCGGTAAAACGTAGGCTTTTGTGCTCGTCATGTTCAACCGGAAGAACCTCGCTCCGGCGGGGTCATCGGTATCAACAGTTAGACTATTTCTACTATGTCAAAGAACTGGCTGTATGATTGATTCCCGTTTTGTGCTCTAAACTTGATACCGCCGTCGGTATACGTCGTCGTTGTAGCAGTTAGGGTGGAGAAGTTGCTTCCATCCGAATCAAAGAAATCTATGGTAATATCGCCGGAGGCACCCCAATTGACGACGACTTTATGCCATTCCCCGATCGGCGTATCGGTCGTTGTGTTTGATGCTAACGTGGTGTACGAACCGTTGTCGACCTCTAAAAACCGTTGATTCGCCGAATCTGCGTCTTTCGAGGCAACAATGATTATATATCTGTTGCTTGAATCTGTTACTCCGAACGAAAGTTCGGGGTTATCGTCTATATCCGTCGTTCTAAATCTAAACTGGAATATATCTCCTGCTTTCGGGTATCGGGGAAGACCCGACGTCGAGGTTATGGAATTACCTGAACTCGGTGCACCCGTCGCTTCCAACGCGTATTGACCCTCGTAAACCGTGCCGGTTTGCACGTTATAATCGCTGGTGTCGCCCGTGTATTCTCCGACGTCACCGTCCTCGAAGTCGTCTATGGGACCAGTTTGCGTTGTGTCCCCGGAAGCGGTAATTTCAAACGTGTCAAAATACCACTTATCACCGGAAGTACCACCTCCACCAACCGATATACCTCCTCCGGAGTAATTCGTATCAGTAGCCGATGTCGAAGCGAGTTCAGTACCCGATTCATCGTACAGAGTAGCAACTAAATCTCCACCACTTCCCCAATCAACAACGATCCGGTACCACGTATCAGCAGACGTTGACACCGATTTGCTCGAAAGCGCCGTTACTGAGTCGTTATCCCACCGGCGAATGTCGATTCTTGAGTCGTTGAATAAGATATCGTACCCGTTATCCTTCGTGTCCTCCTGTATCCCGAATCCTACCTCTGTTGAGTTCCCTTGAACCGATCTCGCCCAATACTGGAACGTATCACCGGCTTGAGGATACCTCGGTAAACCCGACATAGAACCGGCGTGCCCGTCTTCAGAACTGGATTCCTCCGTACGGATAGCGTATGTTCCGTCGTGTACGACGTTCGACTGAACCGCCGTGTTACCGGTTACATTAGAGTATTCCGATAAATCGTTATCTTCATAATCGTCTATAATACCGGTGGAATCCGTTACTTCCGTAATTTCAGCGATATCGTAATATGTTTTGGTGTTAGTGTCAGCGTTTGCGTTGTAATGCCACGATATACCGCCTTCAATAAATGTGGAGTCCGTGGCGTTGATCGAGTCGAGAAGGCTTCCAGACGCGTCGTACACCGAAATCGTGATACTTCCACCTTCTCCCCACTCAATTTTAAATCGGTTCCACTCGTTTACCGGAAAGCCACCCGATAACGTCGTACTCGCTAACGTCGTATACGATCCGTTCTCAACTACTTTAAGACGTAGGTCCTCGAAGTCGTCGGCAGGTCGTGCTAAAAGCTGATATTGGTTATTGTCATCCTGCCGACTGAAATACATACCAACGTCTCCAACGTCGGATTCAAACCTACACCGGAATTCGAAGGTGTCGCCCGCCTGCGGATACCGATCGAGTCCCGATACCGAGTGAATTCTCTTAAATCCATCACTCGCGACTGCATCGGCTTGTAGTGCGTATGAACCTTCGTACACTACCGACGACTGTACCTGATAAAACGACGTGTCACCGGAATACTCCGAAATATCGTTATCTTCGAAGTCGTCGATAGCACCGGTATCACGTCCGGTACTCGTCGTTTGAGAGCCAGACGTTTGCTTTACAGCGTAATCAAAGTATGACGTTATTGAGCCTCCTTGCTCCGACCAACCGTGCCCACCGGAAGACCACGTGTTATCCGTGCCAGTAACACTCGAAATCTTCGTATCAGTACCATCGTAGAGATTCGCAGTTATACTGCCATCAGAGGCCCATTCTATCTGAAACGTTAAATACACGTCGGTAGGAACGGTGACACTCGTATCCTCCGAGATAACCGATGCACCACCGGCCTCGATCTTCCCAACCGTCCAATTACCGTTGACAGAATCGGCCTCAACGTAATAATAATTATTCGCGTCCTGTACCCCGAATAAGTGACGGCTAACCGACGATGTGGGTAGGTAGTGATATGTTTCGAACGTATCACCGGATTCCGCATCGGTGTTCAAGTTACCTGCGGGTGTCTGAATCGTTGCTGTACCGGTGATTTCAAGGGCGTAATCGCCATGTTTCGTGGGTATATTCGTTTTGTTTTCAACCGAGGCAGAACTCGTATCCCCATTGTATTCGGTAATACCAGCGTCTTCAAAATCGTCGATAACGTTCGCTGCGACCGTTGTCCGAGCGAAGTCAAAGATTGATTCAAGGTCATCGTTTGTTAAAACCCGCGGCGCTGAACCCCATCCAACGCCGCCTGAAAGATACGTATCATCCGGTGTCGTAAACGTTCCTACCGATGTTCCGTCGTCTTCGAACAATTCAACGGTAAAACCGCCGGAGGAATCCCAATCGACTTGTATTTCGTACCATACACCCGTGCTAACCGACGCGGAAATTTCTCCTAACTCCGTTGTATCGCCGCCGTCAACAACGCTTACACGTACTCTATCTTCGGCGGGGTTTAAGTCGATTCGGTACGCATTATCGGCGTCTGAAGCACCGAAGTAATGAACGGCACGGTTGTCAGGAACCGATACATACGCCCAATAACGGTATTTATCACCGGATTCCGGATAATAGTTCAGTCCTGACGTTGAAACGATGTTACGTGGCGTTGAACCGTCGGATTTTATAGAAAGCGACGCTGCACCATTCTGAACCGGATAACTCCGGATAGAAGCCCCCGACGTATCACCGGAGTATTCACCGATATCTTCGTCTTCGAAGTCATCGATAACATTCGATGCAGGCGCCTGTTCTACCGTTTTTGAAACGACTTCAGTTATATCTGATCGATCAACGACCCGCTCAATCGGTGTCAAAACTTGGTCGCCACCGACTGATGAACCCTCCGGTGGCTGCGCCGCTCTGGCTTCTTCAAGCCGCTGCACTCTCGTCTTGACGGTACGAAGCTCCTCCGCCGCTTTATCGTTATCTGTCATTGTTACGCATTCCGGAATTGTAGTTCCACTTCGTACGTAATCGATACATCCGAGGTTTTGGTTTCCTCTGAAACGAGTGAGTGATTGAAGAACGTTCCACCGGTTGAAGCGGATACAAGGCCGACTTCCCGGAAGGTATTCCCGTTGGCTTCACCGGTGCCTATCAAGGTTTCCGTGGTTAAGTTCTTCCCGTTATCCGTTGTTGAATCCACGGCTTCCCGATGGACCTCGTTGTTAAGACCGGTATTCGACGACGAGGGATTGCTACCGCCGTCACCGATCGCTAAATGCGATGCATCAATCGTCGAAGGGCTTTGCGTGCTATCTATATGATCGACGATATACTCCAAGAACCCGTCAAGTATTACGTTTTCAGTAACCGTTGTATCAGCTTTTGGACCGTACTTCTTGAGTGCTTTTATACGGGCGGCGTCTAACGGATCAGGTTGTTCGGTGAACGATTCTCCGGTGCGTTCACACAAATCGTCGTAATCGTCCCACGAAGGCACCTTCGTACGAATATCGTTGTATTCATAGCACCGTTGGATTATCCGACCCATGATGACTAAGCCGTCGGTCATACGTTCTCCCTTGTTTTCGCTTTTACATCGGTGTTTAACCGTATTCCGTCATAAGTGTCAACAACCGAAGTAACAACGTAATCACCGTTTGCATCAACGGTTGAGTCGTTGACGTTTATAATCTCTCGGGGACGTAGGTTATGCGTTCTCAAAGAATCAGCGGTGAACGATAATTCGCCACCGGGGGTACGTCTTCTTGCGATAATACCTTGAACGACATTCTCGCCCTCCGTTTCTCCTACAACGGATTCCCGGCGATACCTGCCCTCCCGACGTCTGTACTGATTTACTGACGAATTATTGCGGGCTCCTATAACGATCGGATAATAATAGAAGATACGGTACGCCGTTTCATTCGTAGAACTGTCATACCGTACGTCATGGCCGCCTGAACCGTCGGACTCAATGAGTATGTGAGGATTCGGGTTCGGAAGGTTATTCTCCGGCATCGGTACGTAGTTCATACCATCGGTTACATTCGATACCTTAGACCTCGCTAAATCCGAATTCTTATTATCAGGGGCTTTCGGGGAACCGGAGGCATCCGACTGTATGCGTACAACGAGGGCGTCATCAGGGTCGTACGGGTCAACGTCAATAGAAACCCCAGCGATCTCGCCTTTCCGGACGTTCACCTGTTGTATGCGTCGGTTAGTGTCCGTTACACGTTCCGTTGAATCGTGAGAAGTCTGCTCGACGTCAAGAGCCGTATCCCTAACACCGTCGATTAAAACGTCGTTAGCCATATGTTTATCGGTTTCCTCGTGTGACCAAGAACCGACGCGATCGGTGGAATCGAGCTCGAATTCCGTGGATAGAGCGGAGCGTTCTTTAAACACGAAATCCTTCCCGTCGGAGGCCATTACGACCGGTGTTTGTTCGCGTATACGCCGGAATGCTTCAAGTAAATTCGTTCGTTGATATTGTACGGATAAGTTACGTGTAACCGTATCCACCTGCGAAGTACCAACTTCGGAGGCATTCGTACGTAAAAGTGTCTCTACAATCGAATCCGGTGTACCTGAAACCTGAATTTCGTCAAAGGATTCCGTGGTAAACCGCATCGAAAAGACTGCGAAGACGAAATCCTCAAGCGTTATTCCAAGGTCTTGAGACGTCGGACCGTTAACCGTGTGAGAAACCGGTCTAACCATCCCGGTCCACCGGTGGCTTAACGAATTCTCGCCCTCCAATTGCGTCCGGAATTGTATTCGATCACCGATGTCAATGACATTAGTGTACGTAGCCCCGTCGTTATCAAGCTCTATTTTAGCGGTGTCTTTGACGCTTTGTAACCGGTTCTCGATATTTACATACATAATATCGGAATCCGGTATTGTACCGTCGGAATCCGCGGGAGCCGTACTCGTGTTACCGGGTTCAAAAACACGTAACTCCGCATTCACCACCGTTCTTGTCATTGCGTTGCCCCGGTGTCAGCGATGTTCTGCGACCGGAGGGCACGCTTGAAGCCTTCCGCCGCTTTCCGTCCACCTTCACGACTATCCGCATTTATGACCAACCGGTTGATATTCACTCCGGAGGATTTATCTAACGGTTCGACCCGCTCTGGTCCGGATTCACCGATTAACGCAACGGTTGGCTGAGTAACGACGCCACCTTCCGCAAGAGCGGGTATCCCGATTGTTTCACCGGAGAACACCTCTTCGCCTTTTACAGATACCTCTCCGATCGTGTGTTCCCACGGTAAACCGAGGGCGTTGTTAAACGCATCCTTCACCGCTTGACCGAGGCCTTCGGCGAAACCGACGATAGCACCGGTTATATCCCATTCAGTTAGTAGGTCAGTTATACGGCCAAGCGTCCGGTCAATGAAGCCCTCGATCGCTTCCCACGCTTCGCCCCAATCACCCTGTAGAACGTTCAGGAATACTCGTATCGCTGTTAGGAAAGCGTCAAGAGCCGTCTGTAGAATCGTTGAAATAACGTCGAAGACAAATGACAGGTATGTTATTATTTCGTCGCCCCATCTACTCCACGCTTCACCGATAATACCAAGAACCGTACGAACGATATCCATCATAACGTTTAACCCGACTCTTACACGTTTAACGATCGGGTCAATGGTTTCACGTACCTCCTCCGTGATAGGTCCGGCGTGTAACCGCCATAGATCGACGATAGCCCCGAAATACTCCTGAATCTCACGGATAAGCGGCTCAATCGGGGCCAAGAAACCACTAACGGTCTCATCCGCTTTGTCACCGGCTAAACCCGGTAATCCCCACGATTCAAGTAAATCAGTAATTCTCTCGATCCGCCGGCTGAACAGGCCTACGAACATCGACCAAGCACGTTTCCAGTCTCCCTGTATTAAGGCGAGGAATATACGGATTCTCGACAGTATAGTATCTATCGAATTAACGATGACAACGCTTATAACGTCCATAACGGCGTTAACCACCGTCATTATCTCATCGCCCCACTCGTCCCAGAAAGCCTGTATCTCCGATAAAATCGCTTGAATATCCTCCCGTAGAGGCTCGCCGTGAACTGCCCACAACTCACGAATCTTCGAGAACGTCTCCTCTGTAACATCACGGATACCCGCAAAGTTATTAGCGAATGCAGCGCCCAAGGCACCAACGGCAGCAACCGCGGCAGCCACCGGACCGCTAACAAGCAGAGCAACCGCCGCGATAGTGCTTCCTATCGCGAGGGCTACAAGTCCCCACGCTTTTTCCTGCGACGACAGCATATTTATCACCGATTCCCCGGAGCTTAAGAAATCGTTGATACCTTCAACGAGAGACGTTAGATACGGTAGTAAGACATTCCCAATTTCAATCGCTGTGTTCTTCAGTCGGTTTTTCAGTAACTTTAGCTTGGCGTTGAACGTGTCTGTAGCAGCGTTAAACTCCTCCTGTAACGACGATGCCTCGGCGTACGATTCATTCGACGCGTCAAGCGCCTCCTTCGTGCCTTCGAGATTCTGTCCGAGACCCGCCAAAGCCTGCCTCGAAGTCGTAGATAACGTCTGTCTCAATTCATTCGCAGCTTCGCCGTCAGCCGCCATAGCCTCCGCCATGCTAAGAAACAATTTCTGCGGTTCTTCGTCCCTCATACGTTCGAATTCTTCCGTCGACATTCCGAGTGCGTGGCTTACATCCTCGACCTTTTTCGGGTCCATAAGTTCCTGCGCCACACGGCGGAGTCTGGTCCCTGCTCTCCGGGCACTCGCTGAAACCTCGTTCAAAGCAGCGGACATACCAGCGATCTGCCGTTGATTTAGGCCGAACTGTGAAAGTGCGGCGGAGGAACGTAACATGGAGTCTGTAACCTCTTGAGCGGATGTCGCAAAGTTATTCGAGAGCGCATTTACCGCCGAACCAAGATTTTCGACCTCGTCAATCGGAGTATTCGTAAGCTCCGCCAGTTTAGCCAACGACTCACCGGCTTCATCGGTATTAAGGTTTGTAGCCGTCGCCATCTTCGCCGTAGTTTCGGTGAAGTTACGGATGTTCTCCGTTCCCTCGATGCCGAAACGCGCAGCGTCAGCGGTTAAGCCTGCGAGTTCCTCTTGAGCAATCGGTATCTCCGCTGCCATGTCACGGATTTCCGAATTCAGAGCCGCTGCAGTCGTCTCATCCGTTACCTTCTCGACTTCCACCATCGCTTCCTCGAAATCCGACGCGGCAGACGCTGATTTAGCGAGGGCAGCAGTTGAGAATGCCGCTAAAGCGCCGGCTGCAGCGCCAACAGCGGCACGGAACGAAAACAAGCTACTTGTGGCATTACCCATCGAGTTCCGGAAACCGCCGACGCCCTCCGATTTAACCCGCACCGCCATCGTGTTCTCTGAACCGGGTGTGAACGGCATTAGTTAGTTCCTCCGGTGTTCATCGAACTCTTTTAGCTTGTCGAAATCCGACGGTCTCGCTACACCGGTTGTACGGTTCTCGCCCATTTCGTCGTTTTGAGCCATCTTCCGTATCTTCTCGTGTACCCGGTGTCCCTCTACGATCCTCCGGATTTCCGGGTACGTTAATCCGGCGATTGGATTCTGATTATACGAATAACCGGCTTCGTGAAGAACGTACTCTGCACGGGCTTCTAACTGCCAGTCTTCGAATTTCCCTCAATCGCATCGGCAAGTTCCGCGTTATCAAGCACCATACCCTTCGCCATCTCGAAGCCAGAAGCGTTATATATACATAGAATCAACGGTTCAACGCCGAATGCAGTAAAGTCGTCAAGCTCCGTTTCAGCGTCGGAAACGTCGAGTTCAAAATTTGGTTCAACGAACCGCTGATTCAAGAGCTTAACGGTTTTCCGGTCGGAAATATTACTCGGATCGCCGTCCCTCGGGAGATACTTCTCCGCCGCGCCTTGCTCTAAAGGCACGACCTTTGCATAAGCGTCAACTTCCCCCTCGCCGGTACAGCGGTCGCAGGTTACGAATTCCGGTACTTCAGATTCTTCGGAATCCGTGAGTGAATTACCCTCACCTTCGCATTCCGGACAGTCATTCCGTACACCGGGAATTCGCTCCCAAACCGGTAGAAGATCGCCGGATTCGTCCCGTTGAACTTGAAAATCATCAGCGCTGGCAACGGCGCCAGCCGGTGGTTCATCCGACATTGTTTACGCTATTGAAAGCCCGGAGCTACCGCCGCCTTGAGGCTCGAAGGTGTTATCCAAGGTCATCTGCGTTTGTTCGGCTTCATGGGACACGCTGCCGGGTTCCACGAGTTTAGCGGTGCTAAGCGTTACGGTATCACCGGTTTGGAACGTCCACACGATGTCAGCCCCGGTGTTAGCGAGAGACCTTTTCAAGTCGGAGTAAGACTCCGTTTCCCCGTAGACAGTAGCGGTTAACTGCGTATCCCTAACGCCTTCTTCGATGACCTGCCGGAATGAATCGTCCCGCATCCGGGTGTTCAGGTTGTTATCCACCGATAGCTCTTTCGAGTTTATTTCCAGCCAATACGACGAAGAGCCGCCGAGTGTAATTTCATCCTCCAACGTTCTGTAATACGACGAACCGATGGCTGAAGCATGGCTACCGGAGCCAAGCGCCGGGATACCGTGGGCGCCTTCGACACCGGCGTAGGTGCTTGAACCGTCGATTTCCGCGATGGTGTTACCGGAACCAGTAACCGAAACCGTAACGGTGCCTACTGTATCCGTCGGGTTACCGGAGCCATCAGTTATGTATATCGCGTCGATATCGCCAAATGACGCCGTTGTAGTAACCGCCGTTGTGCCATTTAATGCAACGGATTCTGACGTTCCCGCGCCTTCATCTTCAATAACCACGGTTTGCGACGTGTCACTACCATCGTCGGAGACTACGTCTAAGGTGTCCGAGGACGCGGGTTGATCGATTTGGTGCCGTCGTACGTACTCAAATTGATACGTTACTTCGACGTTTACAGGCTGTTGATCGGAAGGGTCTACGGTGACTGAAACGTCGGAAATCTTCCCGCCGATTCCAACGGTGTACAAGCGACTGCTAAGCGCTGTACCGCTAAGCGTCGAACTTGACGTCAATTGGCCTTTATCCTCCCGATCAACGACGGTTAGGGTATTTGGGAGTAACTGATCGGAATCCCGTATCATACCGTAACCCGCAGCGTCTTGAGCGTCACCGTTACCATCGACGAACCAACGCTGCAACGCGTAAGAAACCGTTACCTCATGCTCTTCCGGTGCCTTATCGAATGCATCAACGTCAGCATCGCCGAGGCCCCGATCGCCTTCCAGATTCGGGGATGGCGACCAATCAACGGAGTAAACCCGGTCGGAGAACCGTTCCCACGAAGGATTCTGTGGAGGTTCCGGTACCCCGTCGGAGCTAACGTTCTCCGTAACGAATTCCGTTCGGTGATTCCGTAAGCCGGATTCAGGTCTTGTCGTACTCATAAGTTACGTCGGTTTCTTCGTCTTCTACTTCTTCTATGTGCGAATAGTGTTCGACCATCGATTCCCCTACCTCCGTTGTCACATTCGCCGTCCAGTTATCGGTGAATTCGACGGTTTCACCGTTTGTACCTTCGGGGTCCGACAGCTCGTCGGTTGGGTGCGTTTCGGGTTCGGTATTCTCTACCCACATACGTTTGTCAACGAATCGGTTAACCGGCAGGTAGTAACCTTCATACCTGACGAATCATCCGGTTCAACAACGTCGATGAACCGGGGTATAACAGTCCGTCACCGTACGTTCAATGACGGGTTCTTTACACACGGTAGTTAAACCCTACCGTAACGAGATACCGGAAAACCACTTTCCGGCGTTCCGTTTCCTGAAATGGCTCCCTCGATAGCCACGCTACGACCTCTACCGGCGTATTACCGGTTCTTGGATTCACCGGTTGATCGGCATTATTCCTAATTATCCGTCGTATCTCCTCCGTTACTTGATAGTTATACTGACGCGGATTACCGGTGCTTGGACCAGACATATCAGACCGACGGCTCCACACGTTCAAATCGACTGTACCAGCGAATTCCTGACCGGGTTCACCGGATTGGTTAATCGACTGATAACCGGTATCCCCGCCGGAAACCGTTGAATCCTCCGGTTGACCGATGGTAAGCTGCGGATTACCGCCGTCATCGTCGAACCAACCGTAATGTATATCCGGCTTGAAGTCGTATGTATTGCTTGCTACCCACGAATCTTCAAGTAAATCGTGTACGAGTGTTTCCGGCGCTTCCTCCGGCATTCTATGTCTCCTTGACGCAGGCTAACCGAATGAGGTCGTTGTCTTGTACGTCTTTAAGCATGACTATCAGCGTTTCACCGTCAACGTCGACTTCCGTGGCGCCTTGGCCTGCACCGTCGGTTATCTCCGAGGTACTGATTGCGTCTTCCTTTATCCATACATCGACGTCGATATCCGCCTCCGTGGAATAAGCATCAGCGATTTGCTGCGGCGTTGAACCGTAATCCACCCGTGCTTTAACGTTATACGGAGAGCCGGTGGTTTCACTCCAATCCGGTCGATCCGTACCGGAATTCGTGTAGTTTCGGATAACCACCGTTCTACCTATCCGATCGATCGCTCTTGAAACGGCGGAACCAACCATTAGTTAATCCTCTTCGCACGGATGCTACCTTGAAGGTTACCGGTGTCAACCGGTGCTTTCTTCGTTGCCTCCGCTTCTATAGCGAGTGCAACGGCACGAATGAATCCGGAGAGAGTATCATAACTACCGGATATGTATCTTTCCGGGTCTCGAGCGACTTGCCGTGCGGCGGGCCGGAGGTACGGTTGCGCTTCTTGATGCGATGTACCGAACTCCACGTACGCCGCGTACTCAACGTTTGTACCAACGCTGTATACGATTTCCTCTGAATCGGCGAAATCCTCGGCCTCACGGAAGGATTCAACGGTGGCTGAAAAACCGATTAACTCCATGCTCATTCGATGTTCCTCCCGTCAAGAACACGAATATCCGCCGGGGGTTTACCCTCGGTTTCCTCGAAGAAACCGGTGGTATCTAATTCTACGGCGGTCCGCCAGTAATCCGTTGTTTCGTCGGCTCCCTTGTAGTCAAATTGGGCGTCTCCAACGGTTTCCTCGGAGATTCTCGGGTCCTGTGTCGACGCGTAATGCGCCGCCAAATTCTTTTCAATGAGCTTCAACCGGTTATTTGACAGCTCGTCGGAGTCATCATTAGAGTCGATATCCTCCGTTGTCTCCGCTGCCATATTAATCCAGTTATGAAGCTGAGAATCCGTTAAATCCGTTGGGAAAATCTCCTTAACCTCGGATGCCGTGTTACGAGCATTCGAGTTAAGGGACGCCATACTTATTACCTCTGCTCGTCAATCGCGTCGTATACACCGGCTCTATCGTCGTTGTTCTCCTCCGCTGCCTCCAAGTCGTCAAGCCCCTCGGAATCGTAACTACCGTCTTCCAACGCCTCACCGACCTCGGCCACCGTCATACCGGTGGGGTCGAAAGGCGCCTGCTCCACCGACTCATCGGTGTTTACGTTTCTTAGTTCCCTAAACCGATCGGGGAACGCTTCAAGCTCCGATTCCGTCGGGGTAATCTCATCGCCGGTCTCAAACGTTTCCATGCCTCCCATACCGGCGGAGGCATCGTCGGTTTGGGACGACGACCGATGGTGCTTCTTACCGACTACTTCGTGCGTATGTTCTGACATTATCCGTTATCCTCGACGTCTTGAGACAGCGCTTCGTTCGTGTTTTTATGCCGGTAATAGTTGCTAACTTCCCGCATATCAACGATGTAACCAGCGCTACGTGACCGAACGTACCCGGCCAAGTAAGCGCCGAAACCGGCGAAAAGCGCAACTACGCCGATTCCGACGGAAACAGCTTCTACCATTATATCCCCGTTAGGTGAACGACTCCCGATTGACCGGTGGTATCTGCCTTAACCTCCGGGGCCATCGCTGCCATGACCTTGTAGTGATTCGTCATGCCGGAGCCACTTTGCCACTCAATCGTCTGTACGTCTTCTGCAACGGCGAGTTCCACGACATCTGGACTTGGATCGACCATAACCGCCTCACCATCCGGCAGGAACGATGCACGACGGGTAGCACCGATCTCCGGTCCGAACTCATTGTTAACGCGTTCCCGAACGGTTAAGTTACCGTCTCCGTCCGGGTCAACAGCGGACCGGAATTCGCGGTATTGAGTGGGTGCAACGTACATCCAGAAGCCACCGGAAGTACGTTCATCCGTATCGAGAGCATCTAAAGCGGATACGATGTCGTCACGGATATTACCCGCTGTACCCCAGTCAGAACCCGCTACGGTGTTCCGGTTAGGGTGAGTAGTATACCCGTACAAGGTAAACGTGTCACCACTTGAATCCCGGACGCTTGGGTCCCAACCTTGGAATAAGATACGTTCCAGCATCTCCGTTACTGACACCGTAGCCTGCGCTACACCGTCGGTTCTGAGGTCATTCCCCATCCGACGGCTTGACTGCAAATCACGGTCGGAAACCCGGAAGTCCTTATGAACGATGGGAATCGGTACGCCAGAGGTCGAATACGTCGGTCTGTCTTCTTGTGACCTCGTTTCCCCATCCATTGTAACGTCGGCATCCGACATCTCGCCGCCTCGCGACCAGAGATCGACCTTAGTCGCAAGACTGAGATCGCGCGTAAGACCGGCGTTTTGAAGGTCCTCGATACCGACAGTCGTTTCCTGATAAACCGATACCATCCGGTCGGAAAGCGTCTCCCACTCCTCTTCTTCGAGCGTCGTGGCGTTGGCAGCTATTTCACGGCGTTCTTCGACGTTTGCCATGAAATAATCCATACCAACGCCAAAGGCGCCATCGACCGCTTCCTCACCGGTGTCAACGTTTGCTCCAGTAGCGCTCATTTACACGGCCTCCACTTCTATACGAGCGGGGTCAGTCCCACCCGAGTTATCCACGGCTTCAACCGCCACACCGACGATAGCCCCGGTGTCATCAGCATCGTATGCCCGGAGTGTACCGTCCTGACCAGCGCCGGAGTACGTCACGAGCTTATCTCCAACGGAGATATTCGCATTAGCGGAAAGGTCAGTACCCGCTCCGCCAGCGTTTCCACCGTCGAACACGAAGCCGTCGAACTCATCACCGGTTTCCAGCGGTAGATACCGTAGTTCATCGCCGGCCTCATAGTCGTCGGATTTCTCCCGACCTGCCGTTGTATAGACGAGGGCGGTGTAGAACGGTCCACCGGCTGCGTCCGTGCTAACACGGGTGAAATTACGTTCCTCCGACGCCCCAGCGGTGTTCAAACCACCGAGTTCGATCATATCACCCGGCGTGATCGTACCGTTAGCTATGTCTCTCTTTACGGTTCCCGGGTCGTCGTCTGCTCGGAGAAGTACGGTGTTATCCGCCATCAGTCGTCACCTTCCATCCGCTCATTAACCGACAACGCCGGCATCTTTGAGCCATCGGCTTCCTGATTCGCCGAGACACCGCGGGTAGCACCGAAGTCCGGCGAAGGATTTGGGTTACTAACCTCGGTGGATAGCTTCTCAAGCACGGACACCGGTGAATCCATCAAAGTATCCCGGTCATCCGTACCGTAATCGTCCGAATTAGCGATTACCTCGTCGGCTAATTCACGTTTCTCCTCCGCTTTCTGGTTTGCAGCTAACGCTTCATCGACCGCGTCATCAACAACCGAACTAACCGCTTCCTCAAATTCCTCCTCGGAATCAAAGGTTACTTCTGTCTCCGGCGACTCATCGGGTTCTTCGTCACCTCCATCGTCGGATTCGTCGTTGTCTTCATCGTCCGGTTCTTCATCGTCCGCATTACCAGCGAACTCCTCGTGAATCCGGTCGAAGCACTCGGTGTCTTCATCCGGAAGATTCTCGGCGTTAAAGCCGATATCAACGAGTTCGCTCGTTCGTTCGCTCATGTTTGAATCCTTCGGTTTCTCGTTAGACCCGGATTCCGCCGGACCATCGTTAATTTCACCGTTCCAACCAAGCATCGTGAGGCCCCGCTCGATTAGCGTCTTAGCGTTCGATGAAAGGTCCCTATCGAATTCCGACTCAAGCAAGCCTGTAGCCGTACTTGCAGCGCTATCATACGCTTCATCGGATATATCGGCTTGGGAACCCCGACCGCTAATCACCGCCTCCAGCGCCCCCTCATTCAAATCACCGGTGTTATGATTCACCACCGGGAAGAAATACAGGTCACGCCAATCATCGGCGTCAGCCTCGCCAAGCAACGTAAGTTCAGCAACCTCGGTCTTTTGTTCGGAGGTAAGCTCTCCGACGGAATCAGCGTTAATATCGAGAGCGTCGGTAACCGCCGTCAGCGTCTTAGAAACGTCGCTCCAAGACGTTGACTCAACGCCCTCGTATTCCGGTGTTCGAGCGCTTCCCCGAACGTTAAAGGCTTCCGTCATCTTAGTACCCTCGCCCTGCCCAAACTCGGGACTAACGGGGTCATCGGTGGTATTAGCGTTTAATTCCTCGGACTTCCGTACCGCCCACTCGATACCGATATCGCCGCCCCACCCAAGCCAAGCAACATATCCGGCGTCAGTCCACGGTTTACCACGTTTATCATCGTCCAAATCACCGTTCTCCTGATGACGCTTGAATTGAGCCATCCGCTTAACCACGTCTTTCGACAACGTATCACCGGATGCGAGTTGATTAGCTCTACGCCATCCTACCTCCGTCATACCCTCAATTTCGTCCGGATACTCATCACGCCAATCGAGGACTTTTTGAGCGTTCTCTTGCGCCTGAACCGGCGGCGTTAAGTCGATGTCCTGATTCAGACTAACGGCGTTTAGCATCAAACCGACGTTGGAATTCGCAGATACAGCGTTTGGACCCGCCATACATCCGTCGGTTATCGAGCATCGACCTTCGCGATTCCGTAGTAAAGCCACATGGTCCGGCCGGAGATTCCCGACGACTCTATCACGTTCTTCGCCGTCGTAAACACCGGAGGGAAGCCTGATACCACCGTAAGCCGCTGATACACCGATCGTTCGGTTATTCGCCAGTTCTTCTTTTATTTCTTCGGCCTCTCCGCCGATTGACTCCGCTTTCTCTACGTTTATCCATACTTCTCCGAAGGTTTCAGCGGTACCGTTGGTCTTCGTTGTTGTATCATCGATAAACCCAAACGGCGTTTTATCGGCGGTAGGATTATTAATACTAACGAATTCGCCGGATTCGTCCTTAGGATGATCGGCGATTACCCGTGTACCCGGCCACTTCTCCGTCGCTTTTTCGATTTCACGTTCAGGAACGTAACCTAAGTGTAAATCCATCGACTTGATGAACGTGACCGGCGCCACGAGATACTCTGTACCACCGGTTTCTTCGGTTCTAACTTCCCCGGTCGAAGAAGCATTGATGAATGTTTCCATCGTACTTTCAACCTCCGTTAACCACCGACCACGCTTCCTTAACCGCCGGGCCAAATACATATATGAGCGCGGCGATGAAAGCACCGGAATCAATGAACCACCACGCTTGAGGTACCGTTTCTAAAGCAACGTAAGGAGTCGTAGAGAGCGATACTAACGTGATATAGTGTCCGATGATAAGTAAAGAAGCGACGGTGGAAAGCCACTCCGCACGGAACTTCGAGTATTCAGTCATGTAGTCGTCTGGCTCTTCGTGTTTCGGTTTACCGTCGTTAGCCATATTTATACCACCGGGATTAAAGCGCACCGGCAATTCGGATGAGCAGGTGGTCTAACCGGATACTCTCGATCTTCGAACGTAAACGACCCAGACCGCGCTTTCTGAACCGTAAACGTTCGTCCTTCGAGAGCCCGACAAATCGGGCACACCCTCGAATCACCGGCGGTTGTCCATTCAGCTTGAACGGTGACTTCGTCAACACCAAACCTCTCGAAGCGGTTCAACGTACCCTCTGAATGCGCCCTAATCACCTCGGTACGAGCCAAAGTCTCCGATCTCCGTTTCCCGATATCATTAACGGAATCCGTGATACTACGGGCTATCTTCGTCGGGTTTTCGCCCCGTTGGAAACCGTCGGCTAACTCCCGGCTGATACGTTGATTCATCGTTTCAGTAATCCCATTCAATTCTTCGAAATTCCGCGTATAGAGAAACTGAACGGCTTCTTGATGAACTGGTATATTGAATATATTAGATACGTTTTCTTTAGGTACATCGACCCCTTCGGCTCTTAGGGCTTCATCGGCGTGTTCAACGCCACGCTCATAACTGCTACGAATGAACGTATTATCGTTTCTTGTAACGATTTCTAATAAACCGTTCTGTTCTTGTTTTCTTAACCACCGGAGGAACGCCTCGTTTTTCTGGTCATCACGCGGAAACGCGAAAACATTCGGGGGAACCGGGTCAGACTGATTAATCGAAAAAACGTCGTCTTGTATAATTGATTCACGAATAACGGCGTTTAAACGTCCAAGCCAACCCCGGAGTCTCTGGGCGTAGCGTTTACGGATGACCGTCGTTTGAGTGGGGTCACGATTGCTTTTAGCATTAACCGCTGAAACACTCATGTTTCATCCCCGAAAGATTCGTTAAACTGTCGTTGTACCTCCGAATCAGCTTCGTCCAAGGATGGCTCCGTAGAACCGCCGAAGTCAGGTTTTTCACCGGTTTTAACGTAAGACATGATTTCGTTGAAGCTCCCGAGTAAATCCGTGTTACCCTTCGGCGCTATTTGGGCGATTACCTCCGCTCTATTAGCCTCAACTTCCGATTGTTCGAGTTCATTCAATTCAAACAAATTCGGCCACTCGACGGTATAAACGCCATCCATCGGCTCCGATAGAACTTCAAATTCGATTAACCGGTCGATGAATGGTCTAACGATCGCGGGTTCAACGAATTGATTCCGTCGGGTTTCAACCTTACCAAACCATGTAGCCCGGTCTTGCGTTGACGCTAACTCCCCTCTTTCCGAACCCGTTAAAATCCGCTTCGGTATGCCTTTAGTACCCGAAATCGCAGACAGGATGACATCGTGAACACCGGAGGGATCGACCTCTTCGCCGGATATGACTTCTACGTCGGTATTAAACGTTTTAATGTAGTTCTGCATATTATGGACGAGCTTCTGTACCTCTTCGTCCAATTTCGTGAGTTCATCCTGCGGTACATCGGAGGCATTATCGGCGTCAACGTTGAATTGATACCGCGGTGAAGCCCCCGTCCAAAATATCTCTGCTGACGAACCAACGGTTTTCTCCAAGTCAATTAACCGGTTATAGACGTCTTTTAACCGCGGGGTGCCAATCAGGTCAGATTCGTCTCTACCGTCGGATGGGACGTGGAGAACGCGACTCCAATGAACGGGTTCTAAGTCTCGATCACCGGAATCCCCGAAGTTCAAGTGGTACTCCACCGGCTTATTGTATCTCGGATGAGACGTAGGTAGACCTTCGTTCTTGCCGAGTTCCCAGCCTTCGATTGAGTCTTGAGCGAACGGTTCAAAGTGGCTAACTGCCTTCGTTACGTCGGTTGGTAGTGACGATACATCGATGGCTTCACCGGTGGAACCGTCATCGGTGAATCCGATGAATAGAACAGCGTATTGGCCGATGCCCGCAATAGTATCCGTTCTACGAAGGTAATGCCACGGTTTCACCGCTTGTCTGAACCGTTCGAACTCCCGCTCAAACGTACTTTCGTCAGATTCCGGTGAATCCGTTACGCGTGGTGCCTCCGTCCACGAATCTTCGGCGGGTAACTCAACGATTCGTTTACCGATATTCCGTTCGTACTTCGCTCTGTAATCCGTTATCCGTATCTCCTCCGGGTAACCAAGTACGTCGTATATGTCTCTATCCCCGTCATACTGTCGTCCTAAGCTACCGAGGTAGTCCGTACGTATGCCGGTTCTGGTTCCTGCCTGAACGCTGTTAAGCGCAAGTCGAGTAGCTTCAGCGAACGTTCCCTCATCGTATTCTTCGCCGTTCCAAGTAACCGTGCTCATGGTTATACACCTCCGGCTTTCAGATTAAACGCTTCCAGCGTTAAATCCGTCGTTCCACCGGTGTTTTCAAGCGCCACCGAAAACTCATCACCGGCAGTAACCGACGGTATAATCGTTGTAACGTCGGTAGTATCCGGTTCATTAGCCCCCGAAATCGTGCTCTCGACCTTCGATCGGTCAAGCGTGCTACCATTCAGTTTAACGGCGATCGTGTACGTCGTATTTGACTCCGATACAGATACTGTAGCGTCGATTTCGATGTTACCATCGAAGAATGCGTTGTATTTAATCACTCCCGGCGACGGGTTTGAAATCCGTTCACCTAAGTTTAGAGTGTACGTTCCATCGGTTATTGTGACTTCACCGGAACCGGAACCGGTTACCGTTGGTGTTGTGCCATCTTCAACGAGTTCACCGGCGACTTGACTATCCGCGATTGGAAGGCTGTTACTAACGAAAGCACCGGGCTCATTGCGTCGTGCTTGCCCGGATAAAATGTTGGATTTCGTAACGGTGTTATCGTGATCGACGTTTTGATACTTCACGTACTCGTTAACCGTAGCATTAGAGTCGATGTCGAGTACCTTTGTGTCCGATTGAACGTTTTTCACATAACAACCGTCCACTTTGAATATCTGAACGTCTAAATCGGCGTCTCCATGAATGCACGTTACACCGGTACCGACGTTCCGTAGTGGGCACGTTTGGAAGAATACTTTATCGGGGTTCCCAGTAACCGTAATCCCGGAGTTAAAGTGCTCGAAGTTAACGGATTTAAATGAAACGACTTTGTAACCGTCTATAGTACCTAAATCGGCGATATCACCAAACAAATTATCCGGGTCAAAAAACGCTGTATCCGTTACATAGAACCTCGTTGAGTTATCCGCTGAAAGGTCAAAGAGCGTCCCACCCGGTGCGTGACCGTAGAAATTATCAGCGTAAAAACCGGCGTCTGACGCCTGAAAAGCGGTACCACCGCCGGTGTGAATGTATCCACCAGCGGAACCATGAATCCCAACTAAGGGTACGCCATTCGGGTCTAACGTTGCGTCATCGGAAATGAACCGTGTGAAGAAATAAGCCCTCGCAGAACCGTCCAATTTACGTACGCCGGATTCCGGCTCTGGGAGGTCAGTAACGTCGTTAACCCATTGAACACCGTTCAACCGGCCTTTATCAAACTCAAACGTACGGCCCGTTGGCACGTGCTCAAACGCGATTTTCTCGCCGGAAGAAGGGTCAGTACGGAGGTTATACTCACCCAACGTTAAATCCTTCATTTTCTCACCATACAAGCCTCGTTCGACCGGTCTTCGACTCCGCCTTAGCCGCCCAAACTGCCATGTATGCGGCGTCAAGTAAATCCGGCGATCGGCCTAATTGTGACCTAATACTATCCTTAGACGTAGCTTTCAAAACCTCGCCGTCCCGACTGCTATAGTATTTCTCCTCGAACTCAACGCATCGGCCAGCCGCGAGTAACTCCTCTCTAAGACGTTCATTCGTGAAGATACCTCCTTCGTCGAAAAACCGGCCTAAATGGAACAATCCTTCCGCCCATTTGTCGTAATACTGGCTTTCAACCAACGGTTTAGAGCCAGCGGAGAACCTTACGGTTTCCGGATAAAAGGTACGTATCCTATCCGCTAAACCGGAACCCTCACCTTGAGCGTCAACAGCGAAATCCGGTGTGATATTCAAACCGTCGGTATGCGCACGTACCAACGTCTCATTTCGGTTATGATCGACGCCCTGCCACCGATCCAGAACAACGATCTCACCGTCGAAGACACCGGCTAAAGCGTTCCAATCCCCGCCAGCTCTCGCCACGTCAAGGCCTAAACCGTCGGGGGCAATATTATCGGTGTCTCCACCGGGCACCCGTTGTACGTACGATTCCTCGACATCTGCGATGGTGAAAGGCCTGTACGCCCCCGCGGACTCCGGTGGTATAACTCCGGCGCGTCGTCGGTACCACCGTTCGTCTAAATCATCCCGTTCAACGTGAGCGTACTCCGCTTTCTCAACACCCGGTGTTAACACATGAACGGCCTTTTCACGTGGGATTTCACCGGCGGTTATCCGTCGTTCAACCTCCGCCATACCCGGCCAATCTTTCGGAGTCTCCGGCCACGGCTCCCCGTTCCAGCTTTCATAATCGGAGGCGATTGTCACGAGGTCGGTTAAACCGGGGATTCTATCGCTCTTTTCACCGATATCGACGAGCACGTTGTGTGACTCAAACGTCGAAAATTGAATCACGTGCCATCTCTCCGAACGCATCTTCTCGTACACGACGTTGCCTTCGTCTCTCGGCGGATTAGCGATAGCGATAACCCGATCGTTCTCATCAGTCACCGACGAATTGGCAGAATCGAAGTGTTCGGTGGTAATATACCGTTTATCCGCTTCTTCGATGACGATCAGAACATGGTCGTCATGCCGACCCTCTAAGTCACCGGGGTCCCGAGGGCTAACCGCTTTAGCGTACCAGTCATCGTCAATCTCAAGTCGTGGTGGATTCCCTCGACGGAGCTGACCCGGTAGTACAGCGTTTTTCTTCGCATTCCTAAACGTTTTTCTAAGTGGTCGCCACATCGTATCACGGAACTGCGAATAACTTCCAGAAGTGCCGAGAACCGTGCTATCCAAGTTAGTCAGTACGAAAGCCAGAATCAAGTTAGCAACGGCATACGATTTCCCGACGCCATTACCGGAGACAACGAGGGTTCGTTGATTGTTTGTTACGGCGGAAATTATGCGTTCTTGGGTTCCAGAAAGCCGGGTATCAAGCACTTCGTCAATAAAACGAATATACCGATCCTCACCCGTTGAGAAATCGGAAGGCCGATACTGAACGTCTTGACTCATGTATCAAGTCCCCTCGGTCGTAGAGCGGTTGAACCGACGGTTAATGCCGAAGGATACTTCCGTCCGCTCAACCGTCGGATTAGGAACGGCCGGGATTGGATTCTGGTACGTTCGACCCCTACCCCCGACGCCGGTGGAATGCCCCTCCGGTCGTATCGTCTGATTTACGGTTGAACCACCGGTCAACCGGTACTGATTAACGTTCTTCGGTGAATCCGTGGAGCCTTGAGCAGAACCGCCACCGGTGTTATTGTTCCGCCACCGAAATTCCGTACTTATGAACATCGCGATAACAACGACTGTAACCCTTATCGAACGTACAAGAGTCGTGAGTGAATTACTCATACCAACGGATTACCCAACCACCGGTTATCCAAGTAACGGTAAACCGTAAATAAAACAGGTCTACGGAAGTAAAACCGGCGCCGTAGAACATAATGGTGTTCTCTGTGAAACGCCGACGTCCCGTCGTCGCGCGTCACCGATCGTCGGTCCCCCGACGGTTTTACGTGTACGTTTCCCGTCGGTATTCCGACGGTTCGTCTGGTAGCTTGGCATGACGCACGTGCCACCGGTTACTCGGTAACTCTGAACCACCGCTTAACCGTGGTCAATCTTCTACCAAGTCCTGTCGCCAGACCGCTAACGCGTCCAATTGAGCATCCGTTTCTTTGGTAGCACCAATATCCCGGAGTATCCGCACGAGGTCCTTGTTATACTGCCGGATGTGTGTTAACATCCGGTTTTCGACTTCAAACGTGCCATCCGGTGTACGGACCCGCTCGATTAAACCCTCTGTAGCGAAGTGCTCGGAGGCTTGCACGGATATGTAGAGCATTACCGCCACCCGCCGTGCTAAGATTCTATCCACGTAATCAACGCCACCGGTGTTTTCGCGGATTCTCTCAAGCACCGAACGGCTCGCCGTTAGCACGAAGTCACGGGCCTCCGGTTCAAGGTCTTCGTGCATCCGGCTTGGGTCCGCCGAAAGACCGTAATCTTGAGCGTTAGACCGTGTCACCTTCAAACCGGCTTCCGTTGGACCCGGGTTATTACCCCCGCAGCCCTCACAGCGTCCTTCGCCCGGGTGGTCAGTACCCTTACCCGCCGGTTCCTCGCAATATCCCCAAAACAATCCAGTCTCGCTCGATCGTTTTGCGTTACAATACTTCCCCGGCGGTTTCTGCGGGACCTCGGGACACGGTGTACCGTACTGGGGATCGGAGTCCGTTCGGTACCCAGACCGGTCGTTCAGCGCCTCAGCGCATTCATTATCGCTCATTCGTTCATCCTTCCGTTATACCGTCGGCTAAGCCGTTCGTTGTTTCAAGAGCTTCTTGCGTCGCTTCCTCGAACAATCGATCGTCGGCAAATTGCTTCGATGGATCGGTTTTCAACGTTTCCAATTCACCGATAAACGCTTCTTGGTCGATTTCCACACCGAATTCCACGTACCGTTCGTACAGATTCCCAGCGTACGAAAAGAACAACTTTTTGGGTAACGGTCGGAGTTGTTCACCCGACGGATAACCGCAGGCACAGTAGTTACGTAAACCCTGTGAAGCAACGTCTTCTGGCACGGATACCCGATTCGCACGAACTGGATATGAACGATCCGGTAAATCGACTTTCCGATGCCATGTCTCCCACTCGAATTCATCGACCTTATACGTGTCTACGGCGTAGTTACGTTCGAACGAGTGATGCGTACGTCTGAAACAATTACCGCAGATATCGGCGTTTGATTGAACCGTTCGGAAGAGCATGGCTATCATCGTCCAGCCGCCGGCTGGTGTGGAAACAGCTCCGGTTTATCGGTACCGGAGGTTATGCCATCGTAAAACTGCGATCATATTAAAGTTTACCCGAATACCGTCTAACAGCCGCTCAACCGTACGAAAAACGAAAACGTGGAACCTTACAAATCGCGGGCTTGAATAGTCACTCGACCGTTTGCTTCCGCTCGCTCACCCGCTCGTGCGAGTTCCTCTTTCACGAGCTCGTCGAGTTCTTGATAAATCCCTTTACCGACTTGATAGTCGTCCGGAACGAAGTCGTGCACCTTGGTTTTAACGATTAGCACATCGCTCATGTGTTACTCCTGCTGTCGGTTGACAGCGGGTTTACGTTGAACGGCGGTATATATAAACTTTACCGTATGTAACGAACGTTCGTCCGAAGACACGAAAAACCGTCAGCCCCGGTTACAGGATACAAGTGTGCCCTCCGGTTCTTTAACGGTTGAGCTTTTGAACCGACGGGTTCCGATAGATCGATGGTTCTAAATCTGTAAGTACGATGAACGGCGGAGGGGACGTCCTCCCGATTATTAGTTTCCCCCGACGGTTGAACGGTTCTATTAACGGTAGTCCGTATTTTTCGTGGGTACCGAAGGCTCTAAGTCTATAAGTACGGTAAACGGCGAAGGGTACTGGAAACCTGTTGTTACCGTAGTAAGGTATTAGGGGTGTTTCCCGGTTGACACCGTCGTCCGGCGTTCTATCGACGAAATTGACGTCGAGATACGTTTATTGGTGATGCGTCACCCGGTGATCGCTAACCCGGAGACCGCGAAAATCGATGTCGGGTTTCAATCAAAATCCAGTACCCCCGACGGTACAGGCGCTCTACGACCGAGGGGACGTCCCTTCCTGAATACTTATAGCTCGAGGGCGCTGCTCAGTCGACGTTACACCGCCCCTCCGACCGATGCCTCCGCCATTCCGTCATGGTTACATAACCCGTCGAACAATCGGAGCAGTAATACATCCCACGGGATTCTTCGACGTTCTTGATATGCGATAACACTTCGTTTAAGACTTCGGATATACGGTATTCCGTTGAGATTTCGGTGACTTCTTCATGTAAACCGAAGTACGTCACCATTGACGGCACGATACAAACGTGTTTTTCTCCTTGTCCGGCGCCTCGAAGCATCATATTGTGAACTTCGATCTCCTTCGAGTACCGTCGCATATCCCGACATTTCTCCGTTGTTCCGTCGGTTCTATCATTCGCTTGATAGTCCCATACACCCGCTTGAAAGTCCGTGCTACGGACGATTGTTACGTTCGTCGGTAAGTCGATTCCCCGGCTTATCCTACTACCGGGATAGGAGGTTATTGCATACCCTATACCGGCGACATCGTCGTAATGACTGCGTTCCGCATTCGAATTAAAGAAATAAGATGCCGGTCCTAACCGTTGATGAGTCTTCTCCGCACGTAACCCGGAGCCTGCGAAAATCGGATGCGGGATACGTTCCTCCGCCAACTTCTTTGAAACATCCGTCATAAACCGCCGTCTTTCGTATTCATCACCGTCGTCACACGCTACCATGAGAATCTTCAAATCCTCGAGGTCGGTATCCTCCGCCCCAAGGTCCTTATACTCCGCCGGTTTATCGTATTTACTGGCGAAGTCCTTAGCCATAAGGTCCCCGACGAGCCAGACGTTCTCCGCGTTTTCAAACGCTTCCTTATTCACGAGAAAATCGGAGGTCGGGTCGGGAATAACCCGGACATCGTATTTCTCTCCTGATTGAATGACTTGGATTTCGGGGTTAAAAAACGCTGCTTCAAGCGCTTGTGAAGCGCTGAACCGGTGGTAGTCCATCCGTATTCTGTCAAACGTAGCCGACTGCTCTGAAACCGGTCCTTCGAAGTCTATTTGACCGGGTTCTATATCCCGGAGGTATTCTATGTAACCGTCGGTTTCCGGGCCGTCGGCAAAGTCGTAGTCAATCGCCGTTTGAACGAGTTCATCAAGCCATTCACACGCGTTCTTAACGTTCCGGTATCTCGATGCAACGCGTTCTAACTCATCGATTTTATTCTGCTCACGGCTAAGAACGTTACTAACGTTCTCCTCCGTGACTTTCAAATCGACGGTGAAAGCCGGTCCAACCAATGAATTCGACGGATGAATCTCCGCCAGCTTAAAGCCTGAAGGCCGGAAGTATCCCTGCGTTGATTCCTCGTCTATTATCACTTGGTACCGTTCAGGAAACGTTGAACTACCCGTTATCCGGTAGAACATCTGAGCGACGCAAACGATCGTGTCAGCGTGCTCCATCGCGAACTTCGAGGCATAATAAGCACAAGCGTCTTTACTCCGGAAACTCGACGGTTGAACAACGTCATTCTTCGCCGCTACGTCCCTCGCAGCATTCTTTATCCGATTGAACGCAGAACCGCCGAGCTCGTGGTCACATTCGTCGGAACAGTATTCCGTTGCACGGTCCTTACCCTTCGGGATAACGACGGTATCCGGAGAAACGCCATATTTACCGCCACTTAAGTGATTACCGACGGTTTCGTCAATTTGCTCGTAATTATTGTCAATAATAATCGGAACACCGCCGGAGCCATCGGTGTAACTTTCGAACGCCGCATTTATACCTTTCGTAGTCTTTCGGCTGAAACGCGGCGGACCATCGATGATATGAGTATGCCTACGGGTATGAAAGTCTTCACCGTCTTTAAGGTCTGTAACACCGAACCCACCGGTTTTACCTATCCGACGTTCAAACGCTTCATTAAACACTTCATCGATTTCGTTGATAGAGTCGGTGATATACAGAATCGGTGCCCCTTTGTAAACGAATAAGTGGATGTAATACGGCTTTCCCTCCGATGTATCGATGATTGGGTATCCGCGTTTGTTCGCGTAGTCAATGTGTCGAAATGGCGAGTTAGTATTTACGAGCTCTATCCGGTCGAAAAAGGTTTCAACATCCGATATAAAACGTTCTTCGAAGTCGATTTTCACCGTTTCTTCGTCAACTGGACCGTTTTCCTCAAGCCACCGGTCACTCGCCGACTGAAGCTTCTCCACCGTCATTAACGAACCTCGGTTTTTCGGGGACCGGAATTCCGGTGGTTATTCGAAATTACCGCCATAGAGTCACCCCGCTGAACGGATGTCGTCTTCCGCATTCAAACGGACAGAGGTCATTTTCTTGTACGGTTTCACACGATATAACGTCATCATCCGTTACGAAACCGTTATTCCGTGCGTACTGTTTAATCTCGCCCATTGGCGTATATCCGACCGCCCAATCGCCGCAGTTTATAATGCCGGCTTTAACGCCGATGAGGTGGTAAGCGTTACCGGTTTCCGAATGTCGCCAACACCGGAACGTTTCCCCGCCTTCGTCGACCCGGAAGTTAGAACCTGTAGATGACGGTGAATCGTGGAGAAAATTCGGTGCCGAGACGTTGGAACCTTCGGGAAACCGTGACTTGTCAAGAACACGGTAAACCGAAATCTCATCAACTTCACCGTGCTTCGCTCCCGAGACTAATTTGTCAGCGAATTCTGTGTCGACATCGACTGCATTAGCGAGACATGGCGGGGAAGTCTTTGCGTGTATCCCGTCGGTTGCACCGGAGTTAACGATGGTTCCTTGGGTATGCTTTACTCCAAACGACCGGAAAACCGGTAACTCACGTAGTAATTCCGTTGAAACCTTCGTCGGTTTAACGTCGTTTTGGACAGTATACTCGTTGGTTGGCCGCGCTAAGGCATACCCCCGGGCAACGTCGCCCTTAAGGTCTACATTATCGATTACGTGAGACGTGTTATCGAATTCAGCATCCGTACGAAGATAAACGTGCAACCCACCTGACGGCGTTTTTACAATACGGGTGTCGTCGAGTAAACCGTACCATCCGTACTCAACGCTCGCTTTTTCCGCATCCGTCATCTTGTATAAATCAATATCGATGACAAGTAAATCCGACGTCTTATTACCCACAACCGCCCACCAATCGTGCTTTGAATCCTTAACTTCGACGGACTCAACAACGAAGGCTTCCGTGGGATCGACCGGCCAACCCCCGAATTCGGCAACCGGTCGTTTTGACTCCGGTTGAACCGGAATGTAGTAATATGAGTCCGTCACGTTTCGTGTGTATTCCTGTTTTTCGGTTTTCTTGAACCCGTCATCTGTCGGTGTTTCAGTATATAGGGCCGCGGTAGTAATAAAACTACTTCCGGTTTCAAATTCAGGTGCCGGTTTACCGGTGTCTGACTGACGCTATATACCGGCTGCTAAACGGGAACCGGAAACCCGAAATACCAAAATTATTCGTATATCGCCGTGTCGTCCGCCGTTATTCCGATCTCCGAACGGTTCATGGACACCTTTATTACCCTCCCCGGTGAACGTTTACCCGGAGGTAAAACGACATACTTCGGACGGAAGACGGGTGAACAACGCATTGATCGATAACTAATAACCGAAAAACCGATAAAACATGAACGACATCGACGACCTACTCGACGACCGAATGAGCGGAACAACCGGCGATTATCCCCCGTGGTTCGACGAAGAGGGAACGGAGCTTGGGGAACCCCCGATAACCGACGAAGGCAGCGTCTTGCAGGGCCGTGTGACGAAGATTCGTGACGACCCGTTTTACGACCCTTCGGAGGAGAATGAACCGAAACCGATTCTTCACGTTGAGCAGGATTCTGGCGACGAATGGTCGACGCGTACTCACGTTACACTCGTTCAGTTAATCCGTGAGCAAGACCCTGAAGTCGGCGATCTTATCCGGATTCAGTACGACGGTTCCTTTAAGACGGATAATGGGCAGATGGCAAACGATTACCAACTCGGTGTTGTCCGTTCGGAGGAACTTGAAGACGTCGAACAGGAAGCGGCTTCTGACGGAGGTACGACGACTGAAACGTCGGGGGCTTCTACTCCGGAGGACGGAGGTACGGACGTTGATATGTCGGAGCAAACGGTGTCCGACATTGAGGCGCTTGTGTCTACGATTGACGACGTGGATAAGTTGAATCAGATGGCTGCCGCGGAGATGGCGGGTAAGGACCGGAAGACGGCGAAGGCTCAAATCCAGAACCGGTTGGACGAACTCGGAGAAACCGATGAACCGGAGGACGATTCCGGTGGTACGGATGATGACGACCCGGAGGTACCGGGTGATGTAACCGAGTTTACGGAGTCTCTAATGTCGTTCCACGGCGAACTTACATTCGACGAGTTAGACGAGTATCTGAACGATACCCGGGATTTCGACATCAAACCATCCGTTGTGGCGGAGGCCTTAGACGACGTGGAAGTTGACGATAACGTAGTTAGACAAGCTTAGATGACGGTTTACTACGTGGATGGGCCAGACGGAACAGGAAAAACCGGGTACAGTCGCTACTTAAGCGATTATACCGGGTATCCCCGTCTTGAAATGAGACCGGTGGATAGCACGGACGACATTGAGGGTAAGTCCGCGGTGTTTAACGCCGTTATTCGTGACTTGTACGACCAAGGCACCGACCTCGTTGTGGATAGAGGGTCAACGTCGAGTATCGTCTATTCGAGGGTGTTTGACCGTGGGAAACCGGAGCACGCTTGGGAAACGCTGAACCACGTTGAACCCGTGGTCTTCTATCTCCGGTGTAACCCCGACGAGTTAGCGGTCAGATACGGTAATAATGACGAGTTATTCTCCCCCGACGAGATAAGGGCTGTCGCCGCTACTTACGACGACGTTATGTCGGAGGTACAGGATTCAACGCCGGTAGACGTTGTTGAAATCGATACGACGGTATCCGTAACGGAAAAGCTTGAGAAAGCGGTTTTCGGCGAAGGGGTCGATGACCGGAGGACCGCTGACTGTGTATAGAATGATCGCGTGTACGCGTTCGGAGGGTAAGGTATGAAGTATGTTCTTGGAGGCGGTTTAAGCGGTCTCGTTGCGGCTTACTATAACCCGGAGTATACCGTTGTTTCTCCGGAGTTTGGTGGTTTTATTGATAGTAAATACGGACGGGCATTCGTTGTTCTCCACGCTACACCGGCGATGCGTGAGTTATTCGGGGAACTTGACGTACCGGTGTTTGAAAAACGAATACAGATCGGTTACTACGACGGTTCGAAGCTTCAAACAGAATGGTCGTCAGATGACGAGGAAAAAAGCTTCGCCCGACGGTATACCGAAGATAAGCTTCCTCCGGAGTTTCAACCGGGTAAAGACCTTGAACTGTCGGCTCCCGGTGACGAGTGGGAGGCTTTATTCGTTGATTCCTCGATCGTGGATGCGTTGGCTGAACACGTCAGAAGTCGTCGTAAAGCCTTCGTTGAATCCATCAGTTTCGATGAAATCCGGTTTGAATCCGGTGAAACGGTGGATTGGAGTAAGATAGTTTCAACGTTGCCAGCTACGGCATTCCGACGGCTTACCGACGTCGGTTGGTCGTTGGAGCATGAGCCAACGACGTACGCTGAGCTACCGAGGGAGAAGGTTCCAGATCGGTATTTCGAGGAACCGTGGAATCTGCTCTATACAGTCGATTCCGGCGTGGAATACCATCGGGTTGCGCAGAAAATTCATAGTAGACCTTATTAAGTCGAAAGTAACGGATAAAACCCTGTATAAGGTTATACAGCCAGAAATACGAATCCTATTGGTGTTATCAAAGACGAAGGCTTAAAGCCTCCCTACGACGGTGTAACGTTTCTCGGGAGGTACGCCGAATGGTCACATGATGTACGTATAGATGACGTTGTTGAACGAGCGAAGGTGGAACTATGAGGTGCCGGGAATGCGGTGATTCGGTTGTTGTTTCAACGGAATTCGAATTCGTCGTTCAGTCACCGGATCGGTGGCGGTTGATAGAGTATAAAATCGCGGAATGCGGTTGTACGACAACGGTTATCGATCGTACAGGGCACCGGTTGAGCGCATTACCGAACGCTTGGACGACGACGGAGGAACCATGAAACTCGAAGACATGATTCAGGAACAGTACGACTTTCAGCGGGAGTACGCCTTCGACCCCGACGGTTTAACGATGGAGGAAAGGGAGCGATGGCTCGAGAAATTCGTGGTTCATACGACCGATCAGTCGATGTCGGTTTTGCACGAACTCAATTGGAAGGACCACGAACCTAACGAACCGGTGGATTACGATCAAGCAACGGAGGAAATCGTAGATACATTAAAATATGTTTTTAATATGGCCGTGGTTTTAAACGTGACTCCGGAGGAGCTTGAAGCGGAATTCCGGAGGCGGAGTAAAGAGGTTCGGAACCGGCAGGAATCAACCGATGGTTAGTTGCCCGGACTGCGGTACTTCCAACGTTCGTGAGTGGACGTACGATCCGGTTGGTAAGCCGGATACCGTACGGATAATCGATTGTAACGAGTGCTATGGAACGTTCAAACATGAAAAACGATAAAATCGAGCTTAAAGACGTAAGACAGGCGTTGCTTAGAACCGACGAATATAAGCACCGTGTAGCATGGTACAAACGGCGGAAGCTTGAAGAAATACGCGATATCGGCCTCGAGATCGTTGCAGGCGTTAGTTTAGAGAACCCCGGTGAATTGAACGAAGAGGTATTCTCCGAGGACTTCTGGCGTCGGAAGACGCGGGATTTATGGTATCGGGAATCACCGGATTCACCCACGGAGATATTCGAATGGTACGGTTCTCATAAGGCATATCTCGTTGAGAATATGATACGGCAAGCCGAAGTCGTGGACGTTATACGGCAATGCCACCGGTGGCTTCGTGAATACGACGTTGATAGTATCTTAGACTACGGTGGAGGCGTCGGTGACTTTTCTCTGTATCACGCCGTACAGGGATACGATGTCGTATATGCTGATGTCGAGGGCTCGTTCCCTTGGTTCGTCGGGGAACGCCTGAATCAACGACCGGAAGTTGACGTTTCCGTGGCTGAAATAACCGGTCCACGTGAAACTCCATCAGACGTAGTTACCAACGTAGACGCGGCGATTTGCCTCGAAGTCATTGAACACCTTCCGCACGTACAGACGGTCATCGACGGTTTTTCCGAGGTTATTAATTCTGACGGTTTACTTATTACAAGTTGGACGTTTGAAGACTGGCGCGATGACCCAGACGACGTTTACACGCCGTGTCACATAAATACCGGTCGGGATAACAGCCGCGAGGTCCGTGAGTATATGGAGTTATACTTCGAAGAAGTCGAGCACACGTGGAATGCGCAAGAGAGACTATGGAGGCGGAAATGACGGAATACAAGCAAACCGTCGGTAGATGTAAAGGTTGTTCGGAGAACCGTCGGTACATAGCACCGTGGGGGGACACGGATTCATCCACCGGTATCGTCGGTACTCAACCGGGGGACCAACACCCCGAAGAATCCGAATGTGTATTCGGTTTAGACCTCGGTTATACCGCTTGGAGCGGTGAAGTTCTCGAAGACGTTTTCGAGGAGTTAGACTACGAAATGTCGGGGTATTACTGGACGAATGCTATCAAGTGTGTTGAAGCCGACGGGAACACGTGCGGAGACCTGCTTAAACGTGAATTATCAACGTTTTCGAAAATCCTCCTATTGGGGAACGATACCGTTGATACAGCCCCCGGGTTACCGGGTTCCGACGTCTATAAACTCTGGCACCCCGCTTACGTACACCGGAACCGTCGGAAATTTGATGCTTACGTACGTCGATGGAGGGACGTGTTAACCGAAGAGTCACCGTCTACACTATCGGACTTCGCTTGACTGGTGTGCCCTCCGGTTTTCCGGAGGCTACGGGGTTCGATTCCCCGGAAGCGATTGGGTAGCGACCAACCGCTGTGAGACTGATGCCAAGCGTACAAGACACGCAAACCGGGGATAAAGACCCCGGTACGACGGAAGAACGGATAACTGACCAACCGCCGGTTTGGCGGGATGTTGAATGGACGGCGTTCGACGATGAGAGCACGGAATCCGCGAACCGAAATCAAAACGCTGATTCCGTGGGTGAGATACTGCCTGAACCGGTTATGGACGGCGAGGACGCTGACCCGACGGTTATCCCGGAGAAGTCTGTAACCGTTGAACTTGTGTCTGCGCCGGATTGGGAGGAAGTCCGGCGGGTTCTCGTGGATTCAGCAGTCGCCGCTTTCGGGTATGAACCAAATAAGTTCGACCGGTTGAGCGAAGAGGGTAGGGATAGGTTAGTCGAGGAGATAATCTCCGGTGGGGCGTTGCCTAACAGCCTCGAAGGCGTAAAGTATGTATTCTACGTTAAAAACATCTCTAAAACGATTCTGGCGCAGATAACACGGCACCGGATAGGCGTGTCATTTACATCGGTAACATCCGGTAACTTCGATCAGCGAAAAACGCCGTACATATTACCTGACGGCGTCAAGAATGCCGGGCACGAGGAAACCTTCGTAGAAACCGCTGAAAAGGCGTATGAAGCCTACGCTGAAATGGTCGACGACGGTGTTCCGTTGGAATGTGCCCGGGATATTCTACCCGGTGCCCTTCGGAATTACCACGTATTCACGGCGAATTATCGTGCCCTTGAAACTATCTTCGGAATCCGGTCAGTAGAGCCGCAGCAACCTGTGGTATGGAAGTATCTTCTTGATAGCATACGGGAGGAGATTCGTACGGTTCACCCTGTATTAGCCGAAGAGCTGACGTATCATAATTCGTGGGAATCGTACCCTATGGACCTTGAATGGTCGAATTACGCTCAATTTCGGCACCCCGAAGCACCGGAGGGTTCAGACGCCGATAAACCGAATAACTTTATTTACGACGACGACCCACGGAGGCTTCGAGAATGAACACGATTCAACTAACCGCCGATGATATGACGTTTGGGCTGTTCAACGCCGTGGTATTCGCGGTTACATCAGTAGTCGTGCTATTCCCGATAGTAGGCCGAGGGCTACCGGTTTACGCGTATGGTTTCCTCGCCGTTACAACCGCTATCGTCGGGTTTGGCACCGGTGTAGTGATAGCCACAGGAGCGGTGTTAGCCGTAGAATGAGCCATTTCCCCGACGAAGTAAAAGATGACCCGGTTGATCGGTTGCAGAAAGCTCAATGCGTCGACTGTAACCGGCGTGCAGACCTCGTGGATCGTGAGCGAATCGACTATTGGCTCACATACGCATTTGAAGCCGGTCATAGCGGTGAAGAAACGTATGCATGGTTCCGCCACGATAAAGACTGGCGGTGCTTTGATTGTGCAACGGAGTTTTACCCGCCGGAGTACGATGATAGTAACGGATAATCGCCTGAATAGGGAACTGACGGAGACGATCGCTCAAACGACGACGTTAACCGAACGTGACCTACGTAGTTTTCGTGGTGTTCCAATTGATGACGCCGATCATGAGTATTACGATGGTAAAATCGATGAAGTCGTTGAAAAGCTACGGGAGAATGAAACGACGCGTAGAGCGGTTATGCTTGCGGATTACCCGGAGATGTGTATGATTGGCGTGCACGTGCTCGTTCGGGAGCGTATTCACGTTTTATCGTGGCTTAGAGCGTCAGATATTGACGAATACAGGGATGAAGACCTCGGTTTCCTGTATTACGTAGGACGGAGAATTCGTAAGGAATTGGGTAATAACAAGCGAATCATGGTGCACGTCTTTACGTCGTCACTTCATTCGGAGGTAAGTAATTCATGACCGAAGATACTCAAAACGTGATGCAGGCGTATCTTGAGGCTGAACACGGCGGGCCAGTAGATGAGTATTTCGAACCGACAATCGGAGAGTTCCACGCCAGTACCACCGGTTCCTGCGTTCGTAGACTCTATTTCGACTTTATGGACCCAGAGCAGGCGCGTTCCGGCGCTTGGAAGCATTTCGAGTTAGGGAACCGTATGGAGAACGTTTTTGAAGACGCTCTCGTTGAGAGATACGGTCGGAAGTATATCGTTAATGTGGTGCCTATAGAGATCGAAATCGACGACTTCAAGATCGTTGGTGAGACCGACCCGGTGGTTATCACCGACGACTTAAAACCAGACGTTCTTTGGGAGGTTAAATCGACGACTAACCTCTCGTACGTACGGGATAAGCCGAAATGGACTCACGTCTGTCAATTACATTGTTACGCTTACGGGTTAGACTTGCTTAATCCGTCGGATAACCGTAGGATTGTGTATATCGATAAGGGGTCGCTTGAAACCGTTGTTCACGATGTATCGTTCGAACAAGGTATTTGGGAGCATATCGTCGGGAAGTTAAGAACCGTATACACAGCGCTTATGAACGAAGAGCCGCCAGAACCCGCCGAAGAAAAGCATCAAGACCACTTCTGTCCGCATAAGGATAAAGCGATATGTTGTAAGAACATCGACTTAGACGGCGAACAGGAAACCGTCGATGGAGACAACGATTCATCGGGTGGTTGGGGGCTGTAACGTATGAAAGACCCAACGGAAGTTGACGTCGAGTTGCCGGAGTTCCTCGATATATCGTGGGGTTGGCAGGATAGCGAGGCTAAGTTGAAGTTACTCACGGAGTCTGACGGTGTTGTGTACCGTGATTTACCGTTCCGACCGTACTGTTATATGCGTAGGAGCGAAGTGACTGAGGAAACGTTGAAATCTATCCGTGAAATCGATGAAACGGCGGAGATCGTTGAGACTTCGGACTACTATCAGGGCGACTTGTATCGTGTCCACGTATCTTATCCGACGTTGATTCGTGAGCTACGGGAAACCGTAGATATCGAGACCCTACAGTCGGATGTGCCGTACAGTCGGAGGGTACTCATAGACCTCGATGAATCGGTGTCCGAGCCCTCAAGAGTGCTATCCTTCGATTTGGAGGTAAAAGCCGATGAAGGGTTCCCTGACGTCGAAGAAGCCGAACAACCGATTTTAACGATCGCTGCCGTTGGCTCCGACGGTCAAGAGTATACGTTCGGAAGTGATAACGAACGGGAAACTATCAACCGGTTTCTCGACGTTGCAAAGGAGTACCGGGCGATTATGGGCTGGAACTCGATACGGTTCGATTTTCCGTATCTCGAGAACCGCTGCCGCCGGTTAGACGCCGAGGGTTCAGAGGTGGAATTGAACTTTGACCCGTTCAGCTTCGTTCATGTGGACGCTTTCCCGACGTACCGCCGGATTCTGATGAAAGGCGGTCAATCGTATGCGCTTGAAGACGTTGGTGTGTACGAGTTCGGTGATGAATTCGGTGGGTATCCAGAAGTCGATTATTCGGCTCTCGAAGAGCTGTTCCACGAAGACCGTGAACGGCTTATGGAATACAATCTGTCGGATGCTCGGGTCGTGAAGCGGTTGAACGATCGGTATCAATTCAAGAAGATAACGTTCGGTATACTCGCTAAACGGGGTCATTGTCGGCCTTCTGATATATTTTTCGTCCACGGTTTCGAAGGCGGTTTCCACGGGTATCGTGAGGTTGATAAAGCGAGTAACACGCTTATTGAAGGCATCGTTATGTCGTTGTCTAACGGTGACCACGGGCCGGAAGTCGTTTGGCCTAATCAGATACGTGACCATGAGGTAGAATTCGAGGGTGCAAAGGTTCTCGACCCGAAAGACGGCCTTCATTATAACGCGATTACCCTCGATTACGCGTCGATGTATCCGTCCATTATTGATGCTTTGAACATCGGTCCGGAGACGTATCGAGACGGTAATAAAGGCGAAATCAAAGGACCAACGGGTTCATTCGTTAAAGAACCGAAAAGCCGGTTCTCCGAGGCTTATCACGTGATGAAAGATGAACGGGATACGTATACAAACCTCAAGAAGTCGCTTCCCCGTAGTCATGACGAATATACGATCGTTGAGTCTTTAGACGCGGGGCTTAAAACGTACGTTAATTGCTTCGTACCGGAGACAACCGTTGTTACTCCAGATGGAATAAAGAAAATCGGAAATATAGAGGTCGGAGACGACGTTTATTCGATAAATCCGGAAACATATGAAACCGAAGTAAAACCGGTGGTAGATACGTATGAACGAAAGTATGAAGGTCCGATGTATCACATTAACAACGCTAACTACGAACAAAAAGTAACACCGAACCATCGGTTCCTCGTTGATGAATACGACGGGGAGCTATCTGCACCCTCGTCGGATTTCAACGAAATTAAGGACATGGACGAACGGTATGTAATCCCTCGTAATAAACCCTTAACCGGTGATACACCGCCGGAGGTAGATTTAGCGGAGCTCGCGGATACCGGTGAAGTGCTATTGGAGTATACCGTTGATTATAGAACTGTAAACGCGGAATTCGATATTGACGGTGAACGTATGGCTTGGCACGAAACCGACGACCATACAGTTCGGTTGATAAGGATTTCGTTAGACGAATATTCGTCAAATAGAGTGGAAATAAATCGGCTTATTGAGTCCGAATACGTCGAAAGAACGTTTTATCGATATGCCGAAAAGCACACGAAACAACCGCTGAAGATCGACTCCATCGAATTTCTGAAGGTCGTCGGTTGGTACGTTGCAGAAGGCGGTGAAAAGAATATCGACGGTTCGGCGGTAATATACCAACAGGACCGGAATGATACGCTTAAAGAAGACCTCGATAACGCCGGTTTAGAGTATAAAGCGTACGATAAAGGTGTTCAAGTCCCCGGAGGTATAGGCGCTGTACTGTCGAAATACTTCGGGGATAAGTCAGAGAATAAACGGTTACCCGAGTTCTTATACGACTGGGACGGCGGTGACTTATATTGGTTATTCCACCGGTTGTGTCTCGGAGACGGTCGGATGACAGAACGCGGGAATCCGGCGAGTTATGTGACTAAAAGTACGGAACTACGAAAAGACGTTACGAGGCTCGCTGTTCATGTAGGTACAATACCGAAGGATACGGCCCGAGATGTACGGTTCTTGAACGAACACAAGTCACGGTGTGATACGATAGACATGGAAAGAGACGTCGAAATTGAACAGTACGATGGAAAGGTACAATGCGTTACAGCGGAGGATAACCACACTATACTTGCGGGTTTGAACGGAAGGTGGGGTTGGACGGGACAAACGTTCTACGGAGTCATAGGCAGCGGATATTCGAGGTTTTATTCTAAACCGGTGGCTGAAGCCATTACACTCATGGGTCAGAAACTCGTGGATAAACTCGCTGAACTTGCGGAGGAACGGGACTTGAAGGTTATCTACGGGGATACGGATTCCGTGATAATAGGACTCGGCGAAAACCCGGAGGAAGACCCCGTGAAACATGGCAAACGCTTAGCCGACGAATTCACCGCTGAAATTAAGAATTGGGTGGAAGATGAGTTTAACGGGTTCCCAGACCGTATAGACGTCGGTTTAGACGAGGTCTATGAAACGTTCTATATCACGGATGTAAAGAAGCGCTATGCGGGAATATGCGTATGGGACGGTGCATCATGCTATGAGTACGATAGAACCGGATTTAAGTCAGTCCGCGGGGATACATCCGAAGCCGTGGCTAACTTCGTGGATGATTTACTCCGTGCTATACTCCTTGAAAACGACGTTTGGGACGTTGTTCAAAACTACCGCGAGAGGCTCTTTAACGGTGAATTAGACGATTCCTTGGTGAATGCGGTGAGCCTCCGGAAACCCGTGGAGGAATACGATAGCTGTCCGCCTCACGTTAGAGTAGCGCAGAACTGCGATGATAACATCCGTGTCGGCGACCAAGTACCGTACTTGAAGTACGGTTCAGACCCGAAAGACGTCGTTTATGCACCTGAAGGCCCGCCGGAAGAGTACCTTACAAATGCGACATACCGGTGGATGTGGAAAAAGCACTTCAAATCGTGTATGGACAACATGAACGTTTCTAAGCACGAGAAAACGGTACTGAGTGATTACGCATGACTGGCGATGAGAGTGCGGAGAACGGCGGAGGGTACAGGCGAACGAGGAGCGTTTCATACCCTCATGTAGCCGATCGGTCAGTCGACGATATGAGTCATCCGGAGGCGAGACTCGTTATAATCCGGAATGTCGGGCTTAACTTGTCCCCGTGGTCGCATTTCGGTAAAGCGGACTTAAATTCGATTTACCGATACTTGACCGGGGAATTTTATTTCCCGTTAGACGAGTATCATACCTCCGAATCTCCGACGAAAGGAGAAATAAGGCTTCACATCGCTGGCACCGCCGATTTATCGTATAACCCGGGTCCTAAGTTCAGTCGCCCGTTCAATTTACAGAATGTACGGAATCTCGCATACACCGTACGTGAAACCGACGATCAACGTCCGGAGGTTAAATCATGATAACGGTCGATATGCACGAGTATTCAAACCACGAGAAAGCCGTCGAAGAGGAGTTAGGCCATCGAGAAACCGAAGTAATCGAGTTACCTGCCGGCGATTTTGCGGTGGAAGGACAACGTGGGAAGGCGCTTATCGAAAGAAAAGAGTGGACGGATTTCGTCGGGGCTTACCGTTCAGGAACGTTGTTTAATCAGCTTCATCGGTGTCTCGAGCAGCCACACGATACCTACGTGCTTATCGAGGGCTCGAAGAAAGACCCGATTGAGTATTCGGGTGCACGTCGTCTTGAGCTACGTAGAATGTGGTCGTCTTTACACTTCAAGAGTCCGGTTCAGGTAATCGAAACAAATTCGTTTAGACAAACGCTGAAAGCCGTAGCAGACGCCGACGACTGGTTGGGTCAAGAACCCGATGAAACGAAGCATTCAGTTCGTCCAGCAGAGAAGATACCGTCGGAAGACCGGCCCCGGTTTATCGTAGAGGGACTGCCCAAGATCGGTGCTACCAACGCCGAACGGCTCTTGACGTACTTTGGTTCTGCGTACGCGGTTATGACCGCTTCCGTTGAAGAACTACAAGAAGTCGACGGTATAGGGCCGAAACGCGCCGAAAGTATCGTTGAAGCGGTCAATCGAAAGCACTAAGCTAATTGTTACGATTAACCGATGGATGGAAACGTTAAACTTTCGTAAGTTTAAGCTCTGTACCGTCGGGGGTAATGGATTCCGGTGGTTCTAAGAGCCGGTGTTCTATCTACGGTTTTCCGGTTGTTCTTATATGACGGTTAACACCGTGTATCGCGAATCCGGTGGTTCAGAGGTTCTACGTTCCGCTTTATTGAAACTGGCATTCGGTTGTTATACCGTAATTCCCCGGTACCTACGTCGTTGTAGCTTTGCACCGTCGGTTTAACCGGAGTCTATTTGTTCGCCTCCGACCCTCACCCTTCACGTAGCTAAAACTCCAATCCCGGCCGTTCCTAATCCGACGTTTCAGAGGCATCGGTTTTGCGTAGATACAACGTTTGAGTCATGTAATTCCGGAGAACCGTTGCAGCGTGACGGTAGCATGAAGTCTATCGGTGCTTTAGCTCCCGACGGTAGTACTCGTATACCCACGGAATACAAAATCGTTGATACTTTCGTGAACGCGTCGGATTAGAGATACGTCGGTAGAGATTAAGTACCGTCGGTTTATAGTACGACGTCGGTGATTAGTTATTTACGACTTACCGCATACGTAATACCGAAGTAAATACGTCTAAAGACGTATTATAAATACGGTCGTTGATTACTCAAAAATACGGGTAATCGCATACGAAAAATCGAAACAATTTTCAGTTTAAACGTATTATAGAACCGGTTTCATTTATACCAACGCTACGAAAAACCGCCGAAGGTTCATTCTGCCTATCTACGATTAGTCGGTACCGGTGAACCGGTCAGTTCAAATCGTTTCTATCGTCGGTCTTTCGGTTTTCGATGGTACAAGCGTTCTTAGTACGGGTTTTCAAGCTAGTAGTTTGGGTCTAATTACGGTAGAGCGGTTAAACCGACGGTTGATCGCATACGATACTTCGAAACGTAGATTTCTGTTAATCGTAGGT